TCACCTCAGTGGTTTGACCATGTCCGGCCGGCGCCGATAAACGCGATCCGTGATCTTGCTGTCAGCGTGCGCGAGCAGGCTGCGGGCGTGTTCCAGGGTGCTCGCATCGCTGGCGCACTTGGCGCGCAGGTCGTGCTCGGTGAAGTGTTCGGTCACCTTCGTTTCTTCCATCACCCTGGCCATGAAGTTGCGCCAGAGCGATTCCCAGCTGCCGGCCCGGCCGTTCTCTTTGAAGTAGCATTCGCCGGCGAGCGTGCAGAACAAGTACGGCGACAGCGGCACCGGCCGCGCGGCCTTCGCCGTGGCCACCGCTTCGCGCAGCTCGTCCGACCAGGTGATCACCATGCGCTTGCCGGTTGACCCTGATGTCTTGCCGGGCTCGACGTAGATGCCGTCTTCCTGCAGGTCCGACATCGTCAGACGCAGCATGTCGCCGCGCCGCATGCCCGTCAGCAGCTTCAAGCGGATATAGGCCTGGGCCGCCAGCACGCTGCCCGACTTCCGGCGCGCCTCCAGCGACAGGCACTCGACGATCTCCCAGTCCTCCACGTAGCGCGTGCGCGGCTTCTCCCCTTCCAGTCTGACCTCGCCCTTGAACGGGTGGCGGTCCAGGTATCCCCACTCCACGGCCTTCGTCAGCGCGTGCGACAGCAATTCCATTTCCCGGCGCGCAGCCGTCTTCTTCTCCCGCCGATCGACGTATTGGTAGACGTGCCGCGGCTTGATATCGGTCAGGGCCATTGGGCCAAACGTCGCGCGCACAGGCTTGATCGCCGATGCGTTCTGCGTTTGGGTCGTCACGCTCTTGAGCGGGATCACCTCGAGCGCGTACCGATCGAGCAGGGCGGCGACAGTCTTCGCCCGGTCGACCACCTGCAGCCGCTCGGCCCACACCTTGTAGGCCTCCGGTAGGTTGGCGCCGAGCCGGAATGTCTGCTTGCTGTCCCATGCGGCCTCCTGGCCGGGCGGCACTTGGTAGTAGTAGCAGCCATGGGCAAGACGCCAGCGCTTTGGCAAGCCCTGATTCTCGGGCTTACGCGCGCGCGGCATTCATCGCTCCCCAGTTCGGTTCGGTGGGTGTCTTCTTCCGTGCCGAGGCCGGCGCCGACGCGACCCCAAACAGCTGCTCGACGTGCGAGCGCAGCACGGCCAGGCTGCCGTCGGCGCGCTGGCGGAACTCGATACCCATCGCGCGCAGCATCTTCGCCTGCGCGCGGCGCTGCACTCGATCAGTCATGCTGTGGATCTCGTCGGAGCTCAAGAACATTTCGGACATCATAAAACCCTTTCCAACTTCTATTTTCGCCCAGCGCTGGCGACCAGGCCGGCGTAGCACTTGCTGTGAAACGCCTTCTTGGCCTGCGCGCCACCCGGCGACTGCGCGCGCACATATTGCGTCCCGCTGGCCACGGTCATGCCGCAGAAGGCGCACAGGTAATCGCGGCGCGCCTTGTGCGTGATGCTGTTGAGGATCATTGGGCGCCGCCTGTAGCCAGGCGCGCCCGGTACGCTGCCACCGCATCTCGCTGGCCTTGGCGCATGCTGTCGCCGGTGTAGCCGTACACGTCTGGCGCGAACAGCAACACCGGATCCGGCAGCGGCGGCAGTCCTTCGTCGTCCACCTCAACAGGGCGAGAAGCGAGGGCGGCGCGCATCTTCTTCCAGTCCAGCCATACGGATCGCTTGTGCTGCAGTTCTCCCATCAGCGACATCAAATCGCCGCGCCAGACTATTGCCGCCTGGTCTGGAACTGGCAGCGGCTGTTGAAGGTTGACGGCGCGCTCTAAGCGATCCTCGGCGCGCTTGAACTCGTCTACCGGCATTGCATATGGATGCACCCGACCCAGCATATTTAGCAGCTCTTCGGACGCGGCGTTGGGCGACCGCGCGGCGCGCACTGCTGCATCCCACCGTTTGCAAAGGCTGTCCATTGTGGCCACGATGTCGCCGGTAATCTGCTCGCCGGGCCGCTGCGCCAGGTTGAACATCACGTTCGCCATCTGCGCGCCGACGTGGCGCAAGGTGTCAGCCATTTGATTCGCTCCCTTCAAACATATCGGCCACGGCCAGGCGCTCGCGGCGGGTGGTGCGCGCGGTCTCGGCGTGGTGCGCCGCGTCGTATCGCAGGTGGTGCATCTGGCACCAGGCGCGCAGGTTCGCCGGGTCACAGTTCTCGGGCTGGTGGTCGAGGTGCGCGATGGTCAGGACGATCTCCACCATGTTCTTGAGCTGGTACTCGCTCATTCGCACCGACGCGATGTACTCACCGGTCTCCGCGTCAAATACCTCGGCCGTGTCAGCTTGGTACGTGCCGGCGAATGGGCCAGCGCCGCGCGCGATGGTCTGGCCATTCTTCACCTTGCACTGCTCGCAGCAGTTGCCGGCGCGCTCCAGAATCGACGCACGGACCTCGGGCCAGTTGGCCGGGTAGCGCTTGCGGTTTTCAGGCTTGATCGGCATTTGATTCGCTCCCTTCCTGGCCGCCGTCGAGCTGGGCGGCGCGCTCATATGCCGCGCAGATATTGCACTTGCGCGTGGCGTGGCACGGATCATTGCTCTCAAACTTGATCGTTTCTTCCTTGTCGATGAGCTTGCGCGCCTTTTGCTCGGCCTCATCCATGCTGATTGCATGCACGCCCACGCCGGCCGCCATCTTCGTCTTCCCCACGTAGCAGTCGAAGCGGTACAGGCGCGGCAGTTCGGTCGGCGCTTCCGATGTGTTGGCGGGCTGGGCGGCGCGCGGCTCGCTGTCGAGCGGCAGCACGCCATCGGTGTCGCCGTTCCAGCAGCACATGCCGGTTGCGCCCTGGCCCTCATCGTCCTTGTACTGGACGACGCCAAAGGTCAGATCGTCGTCTAGCTGATCGGGATCGCCTGCGCCGTCAGGGTTGATGAAGTCGAGCGCCTCGCGCAATTGATGCCCGTTCAGCGTTACGGTGGCGATGCCTCGCTCCCAGCCCGGCATCGTTTTGTCGGTCGGCGCTTCCGGTGTGCCTTGGCCGCTTGATGCGTTGCCCTCGATAGCGACCATGCGCGCGGCAAAGTCGCTGGGGTGGCGGAAGTGCAGGTTGCCAGTTGCGGTGTCGCGGTAGACAGTGAGTGGATCGATTAGGCGGCACTTGCCGGCGCCGACAGCGTGACCGAGCAGTTCGTATCGGCCGCTCTCGCCCATGTAGCTGTACAGAGCGCCGGGTGCTGCGGCTTGCTGGGCGGCGAGAACGCGTCGGTAACTATCGTGCGCCCGATCGTACTGCGCCTTGTCGACGCCATACCACTCGCCGCTGTCATGGCTGAAGACTTGATAGGCCTCTTTGCCGCTCTCTGCATGCTGGGCGCCACAAAGAGGCGGCCACTGCGCCCAATACTGCTTGTACAGCGCATCGGCTTGCGGCGCTTCGCCCTCTGGCTGGCCGCGGCGAGCAAGGGCGATCAGGGCCAGCACGGTGGCAGGGTTGGCGCCGGCCGTGAACCTTGCGTTCGCTTCAACCACGCCGGTCGTGTCGTGCGCATAGTGGCGAACGATGTGGCCAGGGCGTTGCGCAGGGCGCACGATGTGGGTGTAGGCGTCCGAGCCTTCCTGATAAATCCAAGGGCCGGGCGTTGCCGCGCGCGCCAGTGCTTCCAGGCGGTCCAAGTCCGGCAGTTCAGGGGATGCGGTAGGGGTGGTGGTCATGCTGCTTGCTCCTTCGTGATGTGTGCCTCGACCCAGTCGCGCACGGCCTGCCAGCGCTGCCTGCGGGCGAATTCGTTGGGGACGCTCACACTCTGGTGATGGCCTCGATCCCAGGTGCGCATCGGGCCGCAGATCTCGACCTCCATCCAGCGATGCTCTTGCACGTGGTCGTCGTTGACCCACATGATCTCGCGCGCCAGCTGGTCGGCGATGTTGAACGTCCCGCCCAGTGATTCAACGTCGTAGGTGTCGATCGCGGCCAGATTCAAGCCGCGCGCCTGACCGACGACGCCCAGTGCGCAGAACTGGCCATCGGCCTCGAGCTCGCCGGCCACCAGCTGCTTCTCCGGCATTCCGTCGAGCGCGACCAGCAGCTCGCGCAGCAGCGCCTGGCCACGCTTGCCACGGATGGCCGACGCTACCTGTGCGCGGTACCGGCCCAGTGCCAGCGGATCGTCGTCGCCGTAATCGTCGCAATATCCGCTGCGGCTCATGCTGCACCGCCTTCCTGGCGCTCGCCTGATGTAGATGCCTGCATGGCAGCCGCGATCTTCATGTACACGGCACGGATGCCCGGCACGTTCGTCGCACTGACCTGCAGCTCGGGGAAGCCGTAGATGCTTGGACTCGTATCGATAGCGCAGGCATGTAGCGCGGCGACGATCATCTCGTCGGTTGGCTCAGCTGGTGCAGGCTCACCGTTCATGGCCAGGTCGTCGTCGACGTCGGTCGGGCCCAGGTACATCGATCCCTCATCCGGGTAATCGCTGAAGAAGGCGTACAGGCCGTCGTCCATGTCGGCCCACGCCGCAGGACGCTGGAAGATCGAGATTTCAGCATCGTGCCCGCCGAACGTGGCCACCAATTCTTTTGCCTGGCGCAGCGTGATTTCGATACTCGGAATGTCTGCGATGCGCACGGGCCCTGCTGGCAGAGGCGCGGCTGCCTGATCGGCCTTCACTTCAAGCGGCGCCGCGTACAGTTTCGTGCCGACGCACGGCATGTTGTCGCGATCGAGCCAGGTCACGGCCGGCTGGCCATCGACGTAGCCCTTGAACTCGGCCACCGGCCGGCGCGCGCCGACCAGCTGCAGATTGACCTGGTCGACCGGCGCGCCGGCAGCGGCTGGCACCTCAACCACCAGCACACGCTCGTGCTTCTCGGGTGCGTGGCTGAACTTGCAGCCGGCCGGGCCGACGGTGCCGTGGTTCTCGCTGGTCATGCACAGCGACCAGGTGCGCAGCGCGCTGGCGGTGCGGCGGGGGTGTGCGTGTTCCATCAGTTTCCCTCTCGATCTCGGTTTATGCGGCGCGGCATTGCCTTCGCCAGTTTGTTTTCGGCAAGCACGCGGTGTGCTTGCGCGATCGTGGCTGCTGCTTCTGCGACGACCAGCTGGCGGAACAAGTCGCGCGCCATCTGTTCATCGCTCTGGTAGGTGATGCGCAATTCTTCGAAGGTCCGGGTCACGGCCGCGTCCCGTTCAGCTCGTGCATCGCGCGCTGCTCGGCTGCGTCGTCGGCGCGCTGCACCTCTGCCACCAGGATCAGGAAGGCCATGACGAACACCAGTGCCTGGCCGATGCGGCGCTTCACAGCGGCCACCCGTGGGCAATGGCCGAGGCGCACAGGGCGCAATAGACGAGCACGACCGCGCACTTCCACTTGATGACGCGCAGGCGGTGCTCGTTGAACGTAGATCTCACTGCAGCACCTCCGCCACGGCCTTGTTGACGTGCAAGATGCGCAGCGCGAGCGCCGCGGCTTCGGCCTGGTTGACTGCGTCGTCCAGTGCGTGGTGGTGCGTGCCGCCGCGGCGGTCGACTTTCACGCCTGCCAAGTCGTAAAGGGTGCGGGTGTCGCGCACGCTCCAGAACTCCCACGGTGCCGGGATGCCGCACGCGCGGTAGGCGGCATCGAGCAGCGGCACGTCGAAAGTCGCGCCGTGGCACCAGGGATACTTTGCGCTCTGCTCGAGCAGCCATTCGCGCAAGCAACTCAGTACCGTGCCGAGCGCCATGGCGTCGGTTGGGAATGCCGCGGCGCGCGCCTCATCGCTCTGGCGCATCCACCATTCAACCGTGGCCGGGTCGATGGTCAGGCCGACGTCGGTACACGACGAGAGCCGGATCGGCGCGTAGAACGTGGCGCCCAGGCCGTCCATGCCGAACATCACGGCGCCGACGCTCAGAATCGCGGAGCCGGGCGTGGTACCGAGCGTCTCGGTATCGATCATGACGTCGCTCATCTTGGCCAGGCCGGGAGCAGCGTCGCGCCAGTCCAGCTGCTTGACAGGCTGCACTTTGTCGTCCAGGCGCCGTAACAGCTCGCCATTGACGGTCGAGGGAATAATCCGCTCACCTTTTTGGACGGTTGGCACTGCATCCGTGTTATCGGTCATTGTCATTTCCTTGACTCCGTTGGGCGTGCGGCCGCAAAAGCTTTTTCGATCGCGGCTGCTCGTTGATGGCGGCTGGACTGGACGTTAATGCGCGACTGCTGAATGGCTTGGCGGTCGGCAGGCGTCAACGACTGCGAGTCGGCGCTGGGCGCGCGGCGTGCACGGTACTTCATGCCTGCGCCTCACCGCCCATCGCTTCGACCAGGTCTGCTAGCAGCTGGGCCAGCTCGCCCGACATGAGAGCAAAGTCGCTGTCGAACCGCTCGCCGGCGTCATACACCCCGGTAGCGTTTTCCTTAAGCACGGCCAGCGGTTTGACGCTCTTGATAGCTAGCGACTCGTCCAGCACAAAGCTGATGCGGTCGTTCCACGTCAGCGCGAGGCGCGTGCATTGTTTGCCAGCGGCGATGTGGCGCCGGGTGTCTTGTGGGTCCAAGGTGTGGCGCTTGTATCCGATCTGGGCACGGCTCTCGCCGGTAGCGCGAAGCGTCGCATCCTGGTCGATCGTAAAGCCGTACGGCGCTTCATCGGCTTCGAGCCAGCCAGTCATCACGGCCACCGGCGAACGCTGCACGCGTAGCGATTCGAGCGGCATCTTGTCGACCGCCTTGAGCAGCAGCTTGACGACGTCGTCAGCCTTGGCGGGGCCCGACGCATCGACCACGAGCCAGCCATTGACCGGATCGATCCACACCAGCACGGCCGAGCGAATCGGGAACGCGCGCGGCAGCAGCTCGTCGGCGACGCGCTCTTTCAACTCGCGCATCGCCTTCTTCCCTGGGCGGAACCCTTGCTGTTCTTCCAGCTCATCGGCGCGCGCTGCGGCGACCTGGTTGATCACCTTCGCGGGCAGTACCTTCTTCTCGGTGACGAGCTGCAGCAGGAACTGGCCGTTCACTGCGTGCACGAGCGGCATCCCGGCCCCGCGTGGCGACTGCCATCCCTGGCGCAGCAGTTCGCTGCTCGACGCCGGCGTGAACGCCTGGAACGTGAGTGCGCCGGCCAGCGCGTCGGCGGTCATCGCGTACGGCGCCGGCAGGCGGTAGATCTGGAGGTTTCGGAAAAACATCGTGGTTCCTTCGTTATCGGGAAGTTAGTTACAGGTGTGGCGCGATCGGATCGATTGCGCCGGCCAGGCAGATCAGAAGAGCCAGCAACGCGAGCATCACGCCCGGGTGGCGCTCGGCCCAGTCCATGCCAAAGAAAAGTAAGAAGCGAATCATCGGGACCTCAAGTTTTTGATTTGGCCCGCGCGACGTGCTGACGGCTCGGCTTCGAGCGGGTAGGGTTGAGCGCGGCAGCTTCGTCGCGTTCTTCGGTGAGCTTCTGCAGGGTGGCGCGGGTGATTGCCGCCATCGTCGCGGCGTCCCGGTTGGGGTGGGAGCCGTAGTGCTCAGTGACGCCGCGCCGGCCAGGGCCGTATCCCACGGTCACCGAGTACTCGTCAGGGTCGTGTTTGATGTTCAGCGCGTGCTTGATGGCGAGCGCGCCAGCGGCCCGCGGGTCGCGCCGCCACTTCGACATGATCTCGCTTGTGCGAATCCCGCTACCGCTGTCGGCACGGCCCGTCATCAGGTAGACGTTCGAGTCAATCGACAAGCCCAGGCCGCCGGGCATTGACGTGCGCACGCGCAGATCAAGTCGCGCAATCTCGCGCTCGTCGGCGATCGCCTTCTTCAGGTAATCCTGGTCGTACTGCTGGGTCATGCGGCACCTGCAGCGGCGAGAGCGGCGCGGGCACGGTCGGCGCATGGCTTATTGATGCCCACGATGCCGTTTTCATGCTGGTCGAGCATTTCGGCTAGGGCCGCGATGAGCCCCTCGTGAGGGTTCGCGCTGTTGCGCTCTGCGAGCATGGCATCGGCCAAGCCGTAAGCTGATTTCGCCCATGTTTCGAAAAGTACGCTCTTGTCCACATGCCCCCAAGTCCGGCCGGTAATCAGTGATGACAGTGCTCGCGCTGCGAAGTAGTCGCGCAGCAACATACCGCTGCTCTCGCGAGGGTATTGGCACGGAAATGCCAGCTCGCCATCTTCTCGTTTGCTCATCCTTCTCTCCTGTGTTGTGCCGGTATGTCCAGCGTTTGGCGTCGCGGCTGGCGTGTGCTCAGCTCGTGCAGGTGACGAATACTTTAGCGTACTAAATAACGCAACACAAGAACTTTCTTTAGTTTACTAAAGTTCGTGATAAAATTATTTCGTCGCTTAAGAATTTGCGACCGCAGGCTTGGGGCAGGGAGGGGAAACCGCCGACGCTCAGGCTTAAGTGCCAAGGACGACCGGAAGGGCAACGCGTGGGTGGATCGTAGAGCGCGCCGGGGGACGGACAGGAATGTCTGGGAAGTCTGCGAACAAGCGAAAGTGTCCGAAGGCGAAAGCATGGGATGCGGTAGCCCACCACGGAGGTCGATAAACGTCGTCCGCTTTAGGGAGGGTTACGCTCTGGAACCGAGGCTCTGCTGGGATAAAGCGAAGCCAATAACTTAGAAACACCTACCTGAACAGCCAAGAACAGAACCTGAACAGTACCTATAGAGGGTGCGTAGGAAAAAAGGCCCGAAAATGTCGCAAAAATTGACCCTCGCGGCCTACCTGGAGGGTAGGGGTAAAGTGAAGTCGCTGACCCGGATCGAGGCTGAGGCCTTCGGTGTGCCTTTCCCACTAGTGTCTGGCTGGCCATCACGATATGGTGACGCCGAGATCACGGCCGCCATGCTCGAGGACCTCGCACGGCGAATTGCGGTCGCCAGACGGTCAACTGCTCACAAGGCGCTCCGCGGCCTAGATGGGGCGGGATGCGCGGGCCCTGAGCTGCGCCAAGCCCACTGCACAACTACCACTCAGCAGGCTCGCTCAGTACCGGTGCTACGCATCGACGCGGCTCCATCTTTCCCTGGCTTCACCCTACGCTCGGGGAGACGATCTAGAGTTAAACCGTTACGTTAGGTTTAAATGAACAAAGGCCCGCGCGAAGCGGGCCGTCAAATACTAAGATCTATTCAAAAGACCTATTGTTGCTTGCCTCGATCAGCTAGGTATTCAGTGTGCGAAAGCGGCTGAATGATATTCAGCCAGACCGACATTGCTGTCAGCGTGAAAGATCTGGAAGCCGGAGGCATACAAAAGGTCCAAATGTGCGTCCGCTATCTCCGCCACCTCGCTCGGCACATGGACGATAGCAAATTTCTTTGTCTCAACTCCCCAAGCTTTCGCGCCTTCTGCAGCAGCCATCACTTTAGTGCATGCTTCAGAAACTTTCTGGCGAGCGGCTTGGGCTGAAACCCTGTAGTCCAACGTTTGAGTAATACGATAAACCCCATTTTTATAAACGAAGTCTGCTTTTAAATCCGGGTTTCCGGGGATAGGGTAGTGAGGTACTACTCTATGTTGCGTAAGGTCATCGACACTTGTTCCAAGTAAGCCCATACCTTTAAATCTAACAGCTATTTCTTTATGGAGCTTACTGCGCTTAGTCTTCTCTGACTTTGACTTGGCCACGATGTAGGTTGCCGACAACTCTCGAATCTCAGCATCTAATCCCGACTCTGTCGCATAAAAGAATCCGAGTTCTCCATTCCGGATGTACCCCATCGAAATCAATGCAGATACTCTTGCTGTATTATCTGGCAGGGAGTTCAGGATGTTGGCAAGCTGATCCCTGAGCTGAGATTCACGTGAATAACTCCAGCCCGGATCAATTGCCGAGACTTTGCCGACGGGCGCAGTGATTCGAACAAGCGGATCTCCGTGACTGGGCAAGATAACCAGGCCGACGTTGACATACTCTCCACGCATGACATCAGGGGAAAGTCTTAGCACGGCATACTCGTACATTGTACTAATACTCATTTCCATGCCCCTTGTTCTAAGAAATTACTTACTGCTCCCACCCTAGGTCCCCAACCTGTTCGCCACCAGTCGAGTAGGTCATGGCCCGAAACGGTAACCATCCATTCGGCAGGCAACTGCTCAAAGATCATTCCGAGCCAGCTTGCGTCGAGGCGCCTTAGTCGAGAGCATGCGTCGATGGCTGAATCGCTATCATATTTTACCCCGAGAGAGTCCCATTCACGCCAGACGAGTCCAGTGTTTTCGCGCCCGATTTGATCGAACCCCAGTGGAGGATGTCGAGTCGGCCACGCACGGGAAAAGTCAACTGCTCGAAGGAAGATTTCACCGCTCTGCTGGGGTTGCGGTAGCCAGTTGTGCCAGTGGCGGTCATCGTTGCCGATCGCAAGGTCGATGGCAAGCACTGCTGAGAAGATCGAGGAATTTGCACACAGCCCGATCTGACTCTGGAGCTGTGTAAAGTCGTTCGGCAGCTCAACACCGGATTCTAGTCTCGATCCGAAAACCTTGCGGCCCTTGAAATCCACCACTTGCGGTGTTGCCATCGGTACATCGCAAGCCTGGCATAACATTGCACCTATGAACTCCGCCACGCAGATATCCGGCGTGGTTTTCAATAGGTACCGTTCTCCATGACGGGTTACGCCGATGCCTTCATTGTCTTGGCCAGACAGCCTGGGCATGTACTTGACTATCGCTGGCGGCGCTAAATGTGCTTGTATCAATCTGACATCCTAGTTTGCCGGGTTCGACTGCTACTCGAAGACACACTAGTCCCGGTCAGAAGAAAGCGAACACCTGTTCCGGCATCTAAGCGTGCCGTTTCGCTCGCGCGAGTATAGCTCGACCGCATGCGCAGAAATCTAGTCAATAGTCACCGAAGGTAAGGGGCGATGATCACGTCTTTACCGTTCAGCGTCACGAGCAAAATTTCACCCGTTGATACAATCCCAACGCAACTGGCTGACATCTGCACCTTGGCGCCAGCAGAATCCTCGAAGTTGAACGAGCCACGTGGCCATACAAAGTAAAACTCGTTGCTTCCGCGGCTGTGGTTTTTCGAGTAAGGCGGTACCTCTGCGCCACTGAACTCGCTCTGTTCGAGGATGCGGTGCTGGCACGCTCTTAGGGCAAAGGATGCCTGTCGATCGTGAACCTGGCTCTCGCTCGGTACCGCGAGGCGTTACACGGTGAGCGCAGCCATAACGGTCAGCGCAGCGATCGCAAATAGGCCGAGCCACTCCTTCAGACCGAGCAGGAAGATCGGCGCCCTGCTAGTGATAGCTTCCTCTTAAACTTGCTTGTGCACTGGCGTCTCAAGGAGCGCCTGGCACCGAGGCACTGGAGTGGTCGAAGCACGGCGATACTGGCCTTACAGCTTGGGCACTGAACGTTCGCAATCGCCTTGGATCCTTGATGCAGCTTGCCAATGAAACCCGTGCAGAATGACTTAAAAGCCTGAAAGCACTTGATAGCGCAAGCCGTTGTTATCGGCACCAAGAAGATTCAGCTTGACTGTTTTGAAGGTCACAGTCGTAGGGAATTCGGTAATGTCGTAGGAAACATCTTGGAAGAATGATGGGCGGGCGAAGTCACCCGCGTACTCGCGATATGAGAGCTTAATAGTCTTATTGCTGTAGCCTTGGTACAGAAGTTCAGACTTCAGCGCATCACTACGGGGAACTACTAGCTCACTTTTAGAGAAGCGGACTGGTGTTGGTAGGTCGTAGTTGAGCCAAACCATTCCAGGAGCAACCTTTGCCTTGGTAAAGCTGCTTCCTGCCACCGGGCTCACAAAGCACACTCGGCTTCCTGTGCCCGCAAGAGGATCGACGTAAGCATTGCGCTCTGTACAGTACGCCGGCTCACCGCCAGTGTCGGCGGGAACAATAAACTCGCCTACTTCAATCTTGACTGGTACGACTAAAACGCGGAAGGCTGCGGAGTCTTCAAGGCGGTATCCCGTCTTACTCCAGTGGCGATATTGGCTATACACCGTACCACCCACAGGTGCTTGTGCATCTGTATTGTGCTCGGGAATGCGGCCGACTTGCTCGCTTACTTGAGAGTTCTGTGTGACAGAAACGGTCGCGCACCCTGAAAGCATCAACGCTACGGCTGCAGCAAAAATTCGCATAATTTTCCCTTATCGGCGTCTAAGCGCGCCGCTTCGCTCGCGTGAGTATATCTTTTGACCTATTGCGGAAATCTCACCAATTGTCTTCGCCGGCAGCTTATAAGCGACCAGTCAACATTCGACCAGGCTGATACACGACACGCCCGACAATAGAGAGCCAGCCGCTGCGGGCGTTCGCGGGCTTAAAATCAGGGTTGATGAAGCTAAGGTACCACTGGCCACCGCGCCGCTGCAGTTGCGTGATGCATGCTTCCCCATCCCAGTTCACTGCATACAGCTCACGATCACGGCGCGCAGTGTCCGAGGTGTCGATCACGATCCAGTCGTCCTCGAAGATTAAGGGCTCTAATCCCCGGTCGCGCACCTGGAGCGCAAGAAGGTCTGCGCGCCCTGTGCCAAGTTGCTGCAAATCGCTCAATGGGAGTGGCAGCGGCGTGCCGGCCGACATATCTGCCTCGGTTTCAAAGCCCTCGACACCAGCGCGTAGCCGCAGCTTGACTCTCCGAACCAGTTCGAAGTCCGGCCCTACCTCTACATGCAGCATCTTCACACGCTTGGGCGGAAAGCTGATTTCGGGATGTGCCCGAGTACTAGGTGCAATGCAGTGATTTCCTCAAGGTCTACAACGATGTTCTGGAAGTCTTTGTTCACGGACTCGAAGCACGCCTGATCGTCTCTTTGCCAAAGCAGTCGCTTTATCATCCGTCGCCCGTCGCTTAGAAGGACGATGACTTCGTCACTCGGATACACATCTGCACATGGGTCAACGCCGACGAACTCTCCGGGCAGATACCGTGGACTCATGCTCTCGCCGCGCACGCGCAGCGCATACGCCTCCACGCAGGAGGTGAACCAAACCATGTACCCCTCTGGCTGCTCAGGCGGGAAATCGTCGATGTGCAGCAAGCCATCCTCGCCCGCTTGGACCCGGCCCGCTACAGGGAGCAGCCGCGGTGTTCCGATAATTGCGGGCGCGTCCTCCACATCAGAGGCAGCTTCTACTGCAACAGGACGGTACTTGGGCAGCTTCCCGTCCGTGAGCCAGTCCAGGCTGAACTGGGTGCGGGCGAAGGCCTTCAGTGGTTTCGGCCCGAGCCTAGTAGTTCCCGAGAACCATTGCGCTACAAGCCCTTGCGATACGCCGCAAAAAGTCGCGAGCTCGACGCTGCTCTTGAGCCCCAGCTCTGCCATTACTTGCTTAAGTCGTGTTGCCAGATCATCCATATTTAGCACTCTAAATGTTTTTCGCTTTAGCGTGCTTGCATGTTTAACTTTAGTAAGCTAAAGTATTGTCATGGACAAGAAACCGACGCCTGACGAGATCATTGATGCCTTGGGCGGGACATCAAAAGTTGCAGAGCTCAGCGATGTGACCGATTCCGCTGTATCCCAGTGGAGGATCAATGGCATCCCGAAGCATCAGCTGAAATTTCTCCGCCTTGCGCGGCCAGAGATATTTACCGCGCTCGGTATTGGTGATGTAACTCCACAGCGCCGGTCAACGGACAAGTCTCCGGCACCTTTCCGCGCAGGGCGAAGCCTACCAACTGCCGAAACGGTGCTGAGTTGTGGCGCGTCGGCGCCTCCTGCGTAAGTCACGACTGCGTAACGTTTTACCCATTCCTGTAACCCGCATCACTAGGAGAAAACCATGAACAACCCGAACGCCAAGACCATCTCGGTCAAAGGCTACCTTTCGCCGGACGTCTATCTGGCCAACAAGGCCGTTTTCGACCCGGTCGGCCTGTCGATGAGCGCTGCAATCGGCCTGGGCCTTCAGCAGTTGGCTGCTTCGATCCGCGAACTTGACCCTGCACATCGTACCCGCAGGGAGGGTGCAGGTCGTATGCCCAAAACGGGCCTGCAACGGACCTGGCCGCAGTCAAGCGCGCGCAGGGCACGCGGCGGCGCACCGAAACCTTTCATGCGGGTTTAAAGGGTTTCGGGTGCTAGGCGTATCGAAAAGTGAATAAGGAGAGGGGCCGAGATGGACGATCAGAAGGAGAAAGACAAGGTGCTGGCCAAAGCGAGCATGTGGGTGTCGAGTCGACGCGCAAAGGCCGTTGCAAAGGGGCCAGAAAAGGAGCGCGCGCAGTCCCGCCACCACCAAGACGGAAACGAGCTGGCGGAGGCGGTGGAGAAGCTGGAGAAGAGCTTCCTGCAAGGGTCGACGTGAGCAGCACCCAGGCGGCGGGATAGTGCCGTCACCAACATCACATCAGGGAGCGGAATTGACGAACGTACCAAAGCTGCTGGACACGCTGCGCGAGCGCTTCCAGATCAAGAGCGACGCGGCGTTGGCGCGTGAGCTGGAAGTCTCGCCAGCGCAAATCAGCAAGATGCGCGCCGGATCGGCCTTGGGCCCGTCGACGATCTTGAGCATCCACGAGCACCTGGGCGTACCGGTGAAAGAAATTCGCGAGTTGGCGCAGTAAAGAGAAGTCCCAGCGAACGTTCGCTGAACGGCAGAAATGGAAAAGCCCGGGCGCAACCGGGCTTTGATGAAGCAACTACTTGGAGAACGCATGTTAGCACAATCAAATATCACGCCGGTGCACGCCGGTGAAGACCAGTCTTCGACTGCGCGCTTCGCACCTGTGCAAGGGTACTCGGTCAACCAGGTCGAAACCGATGCTCAGTCGCTGGTCGAGCTCGTGATCGACAACAACTGGCTGCGCGCCGGCGACGTCGTGTGCGTCACGACTACCAGCCGCATCGTGCTCACCGATTCCGACCTGAATGCGGCCGCTCGCGCCGTGATCGGCGGTGCTTCATGAGTGTCATTGTCGGATTCAGCGCAATGGAGTTCGCGCGGCGGGTGCACCAAGGTCAGCAACGCAAATACACCGGCTGCCCGTACTCTGACCACCTGGCCGAGGTCGCTGGCATCGTAGCAGCTGCGGGCGCGCGCGATGATGTCTGGCTCGATACCGCTGTAGCAGTCGCCTGGCTTCACGACTGCGTCGAAGATCAGGGCGTGACGAAGGTTGACCTCATAACGCGCTTCGGGCTGACGGTCGCCCACGGTGTAATGCTCCTGTCCGACCTTGAGGAGGGAAATCGGGCGGCGCGTAAAGCGGCATCGCGAGCGCGCCTCGCCATGGCGCCAGGTTGGGTTCAGACCATCAAGGTGGCTGATCTGATCAGTAACACCTCCTCGATCGTGCAACACGATCCGAAATTCGCGCGCACCTACCTAGAAGAAAAGCGGCTGATGCTTGAAGTTTTGGTCGACGCCGACCAACGATTGGTGGAATTGGCGCGCCGTCAGATTGGTGGTGCAGTATGAACAAGCACGCCAACCTGCGCCTTACGGCCAAGCTGCTGCCGCTGATTGTGCCGTTCATGGCCAAGGATGATATCCGTTACTACCTGAACGGCATCAACGTACGCCCGCACAAGGGTGGCGGCGCCATCATCGTTGCCACGAATGGTCACGCCCTGGCCGCCATCCGTGATCCCCGCGCGACCTGCGAGCACGAAGTAATTCTTCGCTTCGACACGCGTATGCAGCAAGCCTGCGCAGTCGGCCTCAGTGATGATCGCGAGATCGTCATGATTGGCGACCGTCTTGCCGTGGTCGACAACACGGGCCGGGAGGTCTACATTCAAGCCGGTGCGCCGGAGATTGAAGGCAACTTCCCCCGCTACGAGCGCGTAATTCCTAAGCTGGAAACGCTGCAGCCCGGACTCGTCGGAACGTACAGCGCCACTGTGCTCGCGCCCGTTGAGAAGGCCGCATTGACGATCGCCAAGCGAAGCCGGGGTAGCTACAGCGGAATGCAGTTCTTCAATGTCAACGGCGACGCAAACTCGTGCGCGGTAGTTCGTCTTCCGGTCGAGCCCGAATTTGTGGCCGTGCTCATGCCAATGCGCGACGACGCTCTCAAAGCAGCTACCCCGGAGTGGGTATCTGAACTCCATGCTGCGGTCGACGCCGCTGCCAACCAATCCGGGAGCGCAGCATGACACGCGCCAGCTACGTAACCCCTGGCCAGACGGCCGCGCGCATCGACAACCTGCGCCGCCTGGTGGCTGAACTTATGATCCGTCCATTGCGGCGCGACGAGATCGGGAACCTGTTGCAGATGGGCCCGTCCGGCGTGCGCAAGTACCTGGTCGATCTCGGCAGTCGCATCACGACCGCGCGCGTCGACAGTGAATCGGTGTGCTTCCTCGCGATCACGACGGAGCAGGCCCAGGCCTATCTGGCTCAACTCGCTACGGCGCCGGTGGCGCGGCCCACCGGTGTGCCGAAACGCCCGAGCGATGTCGCCAAAATCGGCACCGGCCGCCTCGTACATATCATGGAAGACGACGTGCACTACTCGGTGCGCCTGAGCTCGGCGGCGCCCGCGCGCGACCCGCTGGTAGCTGCGCTGTTCGGCGCACGTGTGCCGGAGGTGCGGGCATGAAGCGCGACCTCATGACAATGGGCCTTGACCTGGGCAGCGAGCTGATCATCGACAACTTCGCCGGCGGCGGCGGCACGAGTACCGGGCTTGAAGCTGCGTTCGGGCGCCACGTCGACATCGCCATCAACCACGATCCCGAAGCGCTGGCCATGCACGCCATCAACCACCCGCGCACGAAGCACCTGTGCGAGAGCGTCTGGGACGTCGATCCGATCGTAGTGACTGGCAACCAGCCTGTCGGCTTGGTGTGGCTCAGCCCAGACTGCAAGCACTTCAGCAAGGCAAAGGGCGGAAAGCCGGTCGAGAAGAGGATTCGCGGGCTGGCCTGGGTGACGCTGCGCTGGGCGGCGAAGTGCCGGCCGCGCGTGATCATGCTCGAGAACGTCGAGGAGTTCAAAACGTGGGGCCCGCTTATCCAAGACGCTGACGGCGCCTGGAAGCCGGATCCAGCCAAGCGCGGCAAGACGTTCGACAGCTTCGTTCGACAGCTAGAGGCGCACGGCTACAAGGTCGACCACCGCGAGCTGCGCGCCAGCGACTACGACACGCCGACCATCCGCAAGCGCTTCTTTCTGGTGGCGCGCCGCGACGGCTTGCCGATCCTATGGCCGGAGCCGACGAACGGCGCGCCGGACTCGATCGGCGTCCGCGCCGGCAAGCTGCAGCCGTACCGTACCGCGGCGGAGTGCATCGACTGGTCGCTGGAGTGCCCGAGCATCTTTACCCGCAAGCGCCCGCTGGCCGAGGCCACGCTGCGTCGCATCGCAAAGGGGATCATGCGTTACGTGGTCGACGCGGCGGATCCGTTCATTGTGGGGCAGGGCGGGCCGATCTATGCTGGCAAGCCGGTCACCGCGCGGCAGCCGTTCGGCACCTTGACCACCGAGAACCACCGCGCCGTTGTCGTGCCGAGCATCGTCCCGGTAACCCACCAGGGCAGCGATCGCAGCGAGTCGATACACGAGCCGTTCCGCACGATCACTGGCGCGCAACGCGGCGAGAAGGCGCTGGCCACCGCCACTATGGTGCAGGTTGGATACGGCGAGCGGGAAGGCCAGGCGCCACGCGCACTGGATATCGAGAAGCCGCTCGGCACCGTGGTCGGCTCGACGAAGGCCGCTCTGGTAACTGCGTTCCTCAACGAGCACGCCAATGCCAGCAACCAGCGAGTGATGTCGGCGATCGAGCCGCTGCGCACGGTCTGCGCCCAAGTAAAGGGCGGGCACTTCGGTCTGGTCTCTGCAGCGCTGGTCGGCGTTGGCGGGCGAGCCGGAGATAGCCGCCCGCGTGGCGCCGCCGAGCCGACGGCAACCATCACTGCCAAGGGTGACACCGCCGTCGCGACCGCGTTCCTGGCAAAGCATTACACCGGTGTGGTTGGCTCTGATCTGGAAGACCCGATCGGCACGGTCACCAGCTCGGATCACCACAGCTTGGTCACGGCCCACCTCACCAAGTTTCGCACCGGGTCGACCGGCAGCGACCTGGCGGATCCGGTTCCGACCATCACCGCTGGCCCGAAGGAAAACCCCGCCGGCGCGCCGCACGCGCTGGGCATCGTCACTGCGCACATTCAGCGCGACATGGGCAATAGCATTGGCCACGCTGCCGGCGCGCCACTCGGCACGGTTACGGCCGGCGGGGGAGGGAAGTCGGCTCTGGTTGCCAGCAGTCTGGTAAAGCTGCGCGGCACGAGCACGGCCTCCGGCGCCGACGAGCCGCTGCACACGATCAGCGCCGGTGGGCAACATCACGCCGAGGTGCGCGCCTTCCTGCTGGCTTATTACGGAACGGATCAAGACCAGACGCCGAGTTCGCCGCTCGCGACCGTGACCAGCCGTGACCGCTTCGGCCTGGTGACGATCCACGGCCAGGACTACGAGATCGTCGACATCGGCCTGCGCATGCTGGCACCGCACGAGCTGTACCGCGCGCAGGGTTTCCCGGCGGGCTACGTCATCGACGAGATTCCGGATCCGACACTACTGTTCGCAGACGGCGCGCAGATCGCAGCTGACCCGCTGTCCCTCCCGCGCATCCCGCTCACGAAGTCGGCCCAGGTGCGCATGTGCGGCAACAGCGTCTGCCCGCCGCTGTCCGAGGCGCTCATACGCGCGAACTTCGCGCACGAGCGACAAATCGCCGGGGTGGCCGCATGAAGTACATCCGCTGCGGTCGCCCTCAGTGCCAGCCCGACGCCGACGGCTGCCAGTTCGCCAATTTCACTTTCCGGAGGCTTGGACATGACCGAGCATAGTAACTACCGCCAGCCGACTCGCGGCACGGCGGCATTTGCCGCAGGCGAGCACCTGTACAAACATGGCCCGATGAAGGAGCAAGACCTCGAGGCTGCACTGGATGCCATCGGTGAGGCGAAGCTCAAGGGCGATGCACTTCAGCGCGCGCTGCGCACCGGCTGGCTGACCGTGCAGCAGGACGGTCGGATTGCCGTCAGCCTGTTCGCCCGCGTCTCCTACGACCGGCTGGCCGGCATCGTGCACGTCAAGTATGTTGGGCAGGCTGCAGCGCCGCGCCATTCGGACGTCTTTGCGCGCCCGACGTTGAGCAAGAAGTACATCCCTGACCGTCGTGGCCTGCGCCGGGACATACCTGCGTGGTCGGTGCGTAGCAATTCTTCGTTCAAGACTGTTGGCGGAGGTGGGGCATGAGCACTCGCATCGATCGAACCGGTACAGTCAACTTCGGTGACGCCAGCATCTCGATTTGGGAAGAGGGCATCAGCGCTGCGCGCGCAGCGGGTGGCTACCCAGCAGAGAAAGAATGGGAGCGTCTGTTTAAGCGGCAAGTGTTCGCGCGCATCCTCCAGACCATGAATCGGCTCGGCTGGACCTGCACGATGCCGGCTGTAGACCCGCACAACGTCAAGCACTATGGCGGCACTGTGGCGCGCTGGGCCGCTGAGCGCCGGAGGTTCTGCACCAAGGGTGATTTGAAAGCGGATCTGGAAATCAGTGGCCGCACCATCTCGCTCAAGATGTTCCAGAGCGTGAATGCGCCCGATCGACCAGACCATGACGGGCGCTACCAGAGCGATCTGGAGGGCCACATGCCATACGTCATGCGCCTCGAGATGGAGCGCACGCGCCGGCGGATTCGCGACTACCTGTGCAACGTGTTCACCTGGTACCTGTTTAAGCAGCCTCGTGCCAAGCGGGGGCTGACTGGCCTGACTGCTCTTGAGTACATCCAAGCTGATGTGCGCGCGTGCTGTCACTACGGCAAGGAACTCGACCGGCGTTCAGGGGAGGACAGCTGCGGGAACAACCGTTCCGCCGACGGCTCGACCGTCAAACATGGCGCCCGTGTCTGGTTTGCGGATTATAAAGGATGCATCTGCACCGGTACCGCGTTCTACAACATCAACAATATGTGGTGGGTGATCACCGGTCGCTATGACGCCCGCAACGTAGCGAGCTTCGAGATTTACGCGCGCCGGCCGGATAATCTTCGGGTCAAGCGCAATGCCGACCGTCGCCGCAAGTGCCTGGAGGCGGAGCTGGCCAACGCCGTCAAGATGATGAAATTCGAGCGGGCCGCGCAGCTGCGCGACATCCTTTTCCCGGGCGACCAGCCGTTGTTTAACGTCTGGCATGAAGAACACCAGTTGTACCACCGCGCTGCCTTCTGTGGATATACGGCCGACCAGTCCCGGGCCGGCAAGTTCACGGCTGACGAGGTGCGGGGCTGGGACAGTGCGCCGAACAAGGTCATGCCGATCGCCATGCTGGAGGCAGCATGAGGCGCGATTTGATGACGATGGAGCTGGACCTAGGCGACCGCCAGAAGGACATGGGCGGCCTGCCGGCCGAAGTGCCCGACCTGATCGCACGCGGTGCCCTGTTCGTGGTAAATCACAGCGGCGGCAAGGATAGCCAGGCCATGTACCTGCTGCTGCGCCAGCATGTGCCGGCGGCCCAGCTGGTGATCGTACACGCCGACCTGGGCCCGGTCGAGTGGGCCGGCGCCGTCGAGCACATCACGGCGACCACAGCCGGTGAGCCGCTGCACGTGTGCCGTGCCCGACGCACGCTGCTGCAGATGATAGAAGAGCGCGGCATGTTCCCATCGCCGCAGCAGCGCCAGTGCACATCGGACCTGAAACGCGGGCCTATCGAACGCACGATCCGCGCCATCACGCGCGAGCGCCAGGCGCTTGGCTTCGAGGCATGGGGCCTTGTCGTCAACTGCATGGGCATGCGCGCCCAAGAATCGCCGGGGCGTAAAAAGCTCACGTCGTTCAAGCATTCGGCCAGCAACAGCAAAGCTGGCCGCGAGTGGTACGACTGGCTCCCAATCCACAGCTGGTCTGAGGTGGAAGTGTTCGCCGCTATCGCCGCCGCCGGCCAACGTCCGCACGTGATCTACAGCCTGGGCATGACCAGGTTCAGCTGCTGCTTCTGCATCATGGCGAGCGAGCATGACTTGCGCACGGCGGCGCGCCTGGCAACGGAGCGCCCTGGGCTGCTCAATGACCCCGATCTGTATAGCAAGTATGTCGGGCTAGAGCGCGCTACCGGACAGGTGATGCTGATGCCGAAAAACGGCGTGCGTCTCTCGCTCGACCAGGTGACCGGGGTGCCCGCATGATCCGCTCCCCCATCGCCCGCACTGGCACCCTCAAGCAGGGCAAGCCGATGGCGCGCAAGGCACCGATGGCGCGCGGTACCGGCTTCAAGACACCCGCCGCTGGCGCTGGGCTGCTGCGCGTCGCCGCAGTGCAGACGAAGGCCCAGGCCCGCGAGCCGAAATTGCCGAAGCCTATGGCCTCGCGCGGGATGAAGGGACGCCCGCCGACCGCCGACGAAGCGCGGTTCATGAGCGCGATCGCCGACCTGGGCTGCGTGGCATGTCGTCACGACGGCTGGAGCAACCCTGATGTCAGCGTGCACCACATCGAGGGCCGCACGAAGCCGGGCGCGCACCTGCTGGTTCTGCCGCTGTGCGCTGGCCACCACCAGGACGGCACCGGCACGAACCCGACACTGATCGCCGTCCATCCATACAAGGCGCGCTTCGAGGCTCGCTACGGCGCCCAGCTGGCGCTGCTGGCCGAATGCATGGCCATGCTCACAAATAACGAAGCCGCGTCGGGTGCAACCGTCGCGGCCTCTGAACAAATCACAGTGGAGTAATTATGTCTGCCAATATTTTAAGCGATTACAACGACTTCCTTCGCGCCAAGATCAAGCTGGCACAGCGTAAGGGCTTCGACGTTCCCGTTGATCAGATCAATCCAGGCCTCAAGCCGCACACCCGCGATATCGTGCGCTGGGCGCTGCAGGGTGGCCAGCGCGCGGTCTTCGCCTCGTTTGGCCTGCACAAGACCAGCACGAACCTCGAGGTGATGCGCCAGATCGGAATCCACCGGCCGTGCCTGCGTCTGATCGTCCTTCCGCTGGGCGTGCGCCAGGAGTTCACCCGTGAGGTGGCGAAGCGCTTCACCGGTGACTGCGCGGTCGACCTGCGCTTTATCCGCACTGATGCAGAGATCGACGGTATCGACACGGTCTACATGACGAATTACGAGAGCGTGCGCGATGGGAAGATCGACGTCACCCGCTTTGGCGCCGCTTCGCTTGACGAGGCGAGCATCTTGCGCAGCTACGGCAGCAAGACCTATCAGGAGTTCCTGCCACTGTTCGACCAGGTCGAGTTCAAGTTCGTCTACACGGCTACGCCGAGCCCGAACCGCTTCAAGGAATTGATCCACTACGCGGGCTTCCTGGGCGTGATGGACACTGGTCAGGCGCTGACCCGCTTCTTCCAGCGCGACAGCGAAAAGGCCGGCAACCTGACCCTGTACCCGCACAAGGAAACCGAGTTCTGGCTGTGGGTGGCCAGCTGGGCGTGCTTCATCCGGCGCCCGAGCGATCTGGGCCATTCGGACGAAGGCTACGACCTGCCGCTGCTCGAGGTGCAGTATCACGAAGTGCCGAGCGACTACGATGCCGCCGGCGCCGAGCGGAACGGCCAAGGCCTGCTGATCCCGAACGTGGCCATGGGCTTGTCGGCCGCCGCCGGCGAGAAGCGGCAGAGCATGGCTGCGCGTGTCGTCAAGGTCGGTGAGATCGTCGCGGCGGATCCGGACGACCACTTCGTCATCTGGCACGACCTCGAGGATGAGCGTCACTCCATCCAGGCTGCGCTGCCCGGCGCTGTGAGCGTGTGGGGTACGCAGGATCTGGATGAGCGCGAGCAGCGCATTGCGGACTTCAGCGACGGCAAATTCCCGATCCTGTCGACCAAGCCGATCATCGCCGGCTCGGGCTGCAACTTCCAAGTGCACTGCCACCGGGCGATCTTCGCCGGCATCGGCTTCAAGTTCAACGACTTCATCCAGGCGATTCACCGCATCCAGCGCTTCCAGCAGACGCATCCGGTCCGGATCGACATCATCCACACCGAGGTGGAGCGCGCCGTTCTGGCCGAGCTGCAGGAAAAGTGGCGCCGGCACGATGAGATGCAGGACACGATGGGCGAGATCATTCGTACCTACGGGCTGGACCAGCTGTCGATGCAGGACAGCCTGGCGCGCACGATCGGCGTCGAGCGTCACGTCGTGTCCGGTGACCGGTTCAGCGTGGCCAACAACGATTGCGTGCTGGAAGCGCTCGAACAGCCGGAGAACTCGGTCGGACTGATCGTCACGAGCGTCCCGTTCGCGAACCACTACGAGTACACGCCGAGCTACAACGACTTCGGTCACACCCAGGACAACAACCACTTCTGGGAGCAGATGGATTTCCTGACGCCGCAGCTGCTCCGGATCCTGCAGCCGGGCCGCATCTATGCCTGTCACGTGAAGGACCGGATCAACTTCGGCAACGTGACCGGCGCCGGCATCCCGACGGTGAGCCCGTTCCATGCGGAGGCGCTGTTCCACGGCATGAACCACGGCTTTGACTACTTGGGCATGATCACCGTGGTTACGGACGTCGTGCGCGAGAATAATCAGACCTACCGGCTGGGCTATTCCGAGGTGTGCAAGGACGGCACGAAGATGGGCGTCGGCTCGCCGGAGTACATCCTACTGTTCCACAAACCGCAGAGCGACCGCAGTCGCGGCTATGCCGACATCCCGGTGACCAAGTTCAAGCCGCTGTGCCAGACCGATGACGGGGAGCAGGTAGCCTTCGACCGTAAGCTGCCGCCTGTCCCGGGTACCGGGTACAGCGTCGCGCGCTGGCAGGTCGACGCCCACGCATTCTGGCGCTCAAGCGGCGACCGGCTGCTGGCCGCCGAGGAGCTGGCCAGCTACGGTCCGGCCAAGCTGGCCAAGATGTTCACCCAGCTGTCGATGACCAACGTCTACGACTACGAATACCACGTGAAGGTGGGCGAGGCCATGCTGGCGAACCGTTCGCTGCCGGCCGACTACCTCAGCCTGGCGCCGGGCAGCGCTGATCCGATGGTGTGGCACGACATCGTGCGCATGCGTACCCTGAACGGCGACCAGTCGGCGCGCGCCGTCGAGAAGCATGTCTGCCCGTTCCAGATCGATATCGTTGACCGCCTGATTAACCGCTACAGCAACCCGGGCGACGTCGTGTACGACCCGTTCTGTGGCCTGGGCACGGTCCCGGTGCGCGCCATGAAGCTGGGTCGCCACGGCGCCGGCTCGGAACTGAACCCGGCGTACTTCGCCGACCAGGTTCACTACTGCCGCGCAATGGAGCGCGAGGTCAGCATGCCGACGTTGTTCGACTTCGAGGCGGTCGACGCTGACCAACCGGCACGGGAGGCAGCATGAAGCTTCTAGAAGTCGTACGACGCGAGCTTAATGGTTTCGCCGACGGGAGTGGTATTGGCCAGCTTTTGAGCGACGGCGGCGATCCGGTCGAGATTGGAGTCGAAGACTTGGCGGGCGGAAAGCTCATCCATGCCCCAGGGTTGAAGCGCGGAATAGGCAATTCGTGCCGGCTTCCATATCCCATCGTGCAAAACCTCAAAGTTGACGAAATCCCCGATCGTCAATTCTTGGAAGTTTCGGATTGCGTCTGCAGCAGCCATGGAAGCACCTCGTTGAGTTATCTGAAAGGCATCCTAGCATGAGCAAGAAGCGAGATCGTCGAAATAAGAAGTATTGGCCGCGTCAGGCGGCACTGGTCGGCGGCCTGACTGTGATCGCTCGTTGTGTCGCGCGCGGCCAGGACGCCGCACCGCTCGCCGAGGATCAGCTGGCCGACCTGGGCCTGGCTTACTGGCTTAGTCTCGAGCAGCTGCGTACCGGCGCTGCGACGGAAGAGGCATGGTCGTGCGTCGTCACCGCGCTGAACATCGCCATGGCCATGGCCGAGGCTGATATCGGCGCAGAGCACGAGGCGGCGATCAACCGTGCGCTTGAGGGTGCCTTCCGCGCCAAGGTGCGCAGCGCCAAGAGCGGCAACTTCCGGCTCGACGGCGATGCCATGCGCGATATCGAAACCGTACTCACGATCCACGACGCCCAGTTGGAAGTCGCCACGCGCGCCGAAACCATCGCTGCGCTGCAGCTGGTGTTCCAGCGCGTCGACGAGGGCCACGTGTACAGAGAAGCCGCCTGACGCGGCGCCAACGGATAGAAAGGAAACATCATGGGAAGCATGCTGAATTTACAGACCACCGGTGGCAACGACGTGACGATGTCGAGCCGCGAGATCGCCGACCTGGTGGAGAAGCGGCACGACAACGTGCTGCGGACAATTGAAACGCTGGCGGCGCGCGGCGCGATCACACTCCCTCAAAATGAGGAAGTCACGAACGACGGCCCGGGCCCGCGCACCATTGGCCAGTACCGGATCGGCAAGCGCGACTCTTACGTGGTCGTGGCGCAGTTGTCGCCAGAGTTCACCGCGCGCCTAGTAGACCGCTGGCAGGAGCTGGAAGCGCGGGCGCCGGCGCTAGCGGTGCCGCAATCGTTCGCCGCGGCGTTGCGTCTGGCGGCCGAGCAGCAGGATGTCATTGACGCCCAGGCCGCCCAGCTTGCCGCTGCAGCGCCGGCCGTCGAGTTCGTCGAGCGCTACGCCGACTCGACCGGCACGAAGGGGTTCCGCCAGGTGGCCAAGCTGCTAGGCGCGAAGGAGAATCTGTTCCGGGAATTCCTGATCGACCAGAAGATCCTGTATCGGCTCGGCACCGAGCTCACGCCGCACGCACAGCACATCGACGCGGGCCGCTTCTGCGTGAAGGCCGGTACAGCAGACAGCGGACATGCGTTTAACTCGGCACGCTTCACGCCGAAAGGCGTGACATGGGTCGCTGGCGAGTGGGCGAAGCACCAAGTGTCGCGTCGCCAGGGGGAGGTGTCGCATGCTTGATCGCGCATCTCTCCGCCAGATGGCAAAGACCATGCCGGTAGTTACGATTGACGCCGCGACGCTGATGGCCCTGCTTGACGAGGCTGAGCGCTCGTCGGCACCGGCAAAGGCGCGAGCCGCGCGCGAGCCGCGCGAAGCTTCGCCCGACGATGAGAAGTGCGCGTATTGGCTGTTCGGGGTCGTTCGGCAGACTGCGCCGGCAGCGCGCGAGCCGAGTTTCTCGACCTGGGCAAACGACGTGCGCTTGATGCGCGAGCGCGACGGCCGCACGCTCCGGGAAATCTGCGAGTTGTTCCAATGGGCACATTCCGACTCGTTCTGGTGTCTGAACATCCTGTGCCCGAAGAAGCTTAGGGAAAAGTGGGATCGGCTGGCGCTGCAGCGCGAGCGCACCTCGCCGGGCCTGCGCACCGTACCGAGCTTGGGTAAGGCTGGCGCCGCAACGGCGCAGAACGCCGCGCGTTGGCTGGAGGAGCATAGCGATGCAGCCTAAAGACCGCCCGAAATTCCTCACTACCCTGACCGGCATCGCCGACTACTACGGCAAGGAGCTATCGACCGGCACGATCGGCCTGTATTGGGAAGGCCTGCGCCAGTACGACATCGAAGCTGTTGAGCGCGCGCTCTGGGCGCACACCCAGAACCCGGACAGCGGCCAGTTCATGCCGAAGATCGCCGACGTAACGCGTGTGCTGCAGGGCCGAACAGAAGATCAAGCGCAGCTAGCCTGGTCGAAGGTCGACGGAGCCGTGCGGCAGATTGGCATCTGGGCCGACGTCGCATTCGATGATCCGATTGTGCACCGCGTGCTGGCCGACATGGGGGGATGGGTCAGGATGTGCCAGCACGACGATGAGAAATGGCCGTTCGTGGGAAAGGAGTTCGTCACTCGGTATCGCGGCTTCAAGATCGCCGGCACCGCACCCGCGTATCCGCGCTACTTCCTCGGTACCGCAAGCACGCACAACACCGCCGAAGGATTGGCCAAGCCATGCGTGCGCCTGGTCGGCAATCCCGAGGTGGCGCGCCAGGTCATCGCAGGCGGGCTGGCGCCGGGTGCGCCGCTGATCGATGGCTTCAGCCAGCAGTTGCAGAGTGGCCGAACTGCCCTGCGGGTGGCAGGGCATGCGTGACGACGCCGAGATATGCGCGCGCTGTGACCGCCTCAAGACAGAGGGCTACCCCGACAAGCTCAAGCAAGGGCAGGGGTACTGCCTGGGCCACGAGGATGACAGTCCATCGCACGGGCCGTTCGCTGCCTAGAATGACCGTGCATGCGTGTTGTTCATTCGAGCGAAGGACATGGCGTTGCGCGAGCGCTGGGTCGAGCGGCGCCAGGCCAAACAAGAACAGTTGCAAGTCCAAACCGCAATGAAAGGATGAAATGATCGATTCGCACGAGACGCTTTCCCTCAACCACGCCGAGGGCGAAAAGCCGAGCAACCCGAAAGACCTGGTCGGCGCGCGCAAGGCGCCGATGTCGACGGTGCCGGCAACAGTGCTGGCCGAGATCGGCGTGGCGATGCTGGAGGGCGCCAGCAAGTACGGCCGGCACAATTACCGGGTGGTAGGCGTGCGCGGGTCCGTCTACTACGACGGAGTGATGCGGCACCTGATGGCGTGGTGGGAGGGCGAAGATCTCGACCCAGATTCGGGCATGTCGCACGTATCCAAGGCCATCACGTCGCTGGTGGTGCTGCGCGACGCCATGATGCAGGGGAAGTTCACGGACGACCGCCCACCGCGCGCGATGCCGTTCTACCCGGCCTTGAACGCTGGCGCTGCCGACATCATCGACCGATACGCCGACCGCAACCCGGTTCACTACACCATCAACTTCACCGGGATGCCGACATGACGCAAACTCGACTCGGCTCCTTCATCGAGGCAATCATCAACGTAGTGATCGGTTTCGGGATCAACTTCACGGCCAATATGTTTATCTTCCCGCTATTTGGCTTCCACATCACGCCCGGCGCCAACTTTGTGTTGGGGATGATCTACTCGGTGATTAGCGTGGTGCGGTCGTACGCGGTGCGCCGTTGGTTCAACGCACGGTTGTATAAGCTGGCCAGCGCCGTGGCTTCGTCGATCGAGGCGCGCCAATGACTGCTCAGCGCGCGCTCCAGGCGCTGGGCCGGCTCAAGGTCGGTACTATGAACAAGACAGAGGCTGCCTATGCGGCGACGCTCGACGGGCGTCGCCACGCGGGCGAAGTTGCCTGGTTCAAGTTTGAGGGGATGAAGTTGCGGCTGGCCGACAACACCTTCTATACCCCGGACTTCGCGGTAATGCTGTCAGACGGCGCGCTTGAGATGCACGAGGTTAAGGGCTTCTGGCAGGACGATGCGCGAGCGAAGATCAAGATTGCCGCTGACCTTTATCCTATGCGTTTCGTTGCAGTACGCGTGAAGCCGAAGAAGGAGGGCGGGGGCTGGCATATTGAAGAGTTCTAGCCACAGGCCTTCGATTTCAGTGTACGTGCTGCCATGCCTTGAAGATCATTGAAAATGCGCTCGAGATCACTCCGTGACCCTCAAAGGATGCCGGCCTATCGTCATTTGGATAGCCCAAGGCCGGGATCGAGCGCAGCATGCGTAGAACCTGCGGATCATGCTCCCCATCTGCTTCGACATCTTCCAGTACCTCCCGCTCGATTTGATGCAAGAGCGCCCACGTCAAAATTCCAGACGATCTATGTCTCTGGATAATCAGGGGCAACGCTTCCTGGACAGCCGTCGATGCTCTGTCAAGTTCGTTCATTAGTTGAGTTGGAGTAAGTGATTCCATTAAATATATTCCTGCAATCTGAGTGGCAATGGGGTTCGGTCAACTTAGCAATTGTGTCATGTCTGTTGGCATTCTGCTGAACTGAACCACCGCTTGCGGCACCGGTGAATAGGCCGTGACTGGCCAGTCTATTGTGCATTCGGGTCGCACCCATGTGATGCAAATAGGATACAAATTGCGATTTTGAAAATGTCGGGCATCTACATTATTTTCTTTCCACTGGTAATCTCTTTGCCGTTACGAAGGAGAACCCATGTTTGCTGAACGCTACCTCAATGCACTGAATACATCCAATTTGCAGGATGACGATCAGCACCACCAAACCGAGCCACTTGTCGCCGCAGCGCTTGCTGATCTGTCTGGCGGATCGGGCGCGTTGTTCGGCACCATGCTGCTGCGAGCTAGCATCGCTGGCGTGCCGCGTCAGGTAATCGAGAGCAGCGCCCGTGACCTGGGCGTGTTGCTGCGCGTGTGGACGGGGGAGGTGGCGCGCAAGGGCTTCGAACGCAAATGGATGAACATCAAGGCTGAGTGGGACATCAAGGCCGCGTATGCCATATACGCCAAGATCGCGCGCGTCAGCCTGGCGCACTGGCTGGGCGGCGAGTGCTCGTCGTGCAATGGGACAAAGGTAGTGGCAAGCCGGGTCTGCGCCGACTGCGCCGGCACTGGCCGTGAGCCGATCCAAGGTGGTGCGCTGGAGATTGAGCGCGTCAAGGACATGGTGTCGGAGTTACAAGGGCTGTACCAGGCGCACAGCGCGAGGGCGTCCGCTAAGATGAGGCAAGCGGCATGAACGCGGCCGATAGCATCCGCGCTGCACGCGAGAAGATGGAGAGCGCGATCTTGCTCGCTACCGTCCAGGCAGTAGCCGAATTCAGAAACGTCACTGGTGCGACACCATCGGACATCCACATCACGATGAATCGTCGCATGTACTTGGGTGCGGCCGTTGATGACATCGTCCTAGGTGTTGCAGCGCGTATTGAGTTGTAGTGCAACAGTGTTGCAAACTACGCGAACCGGGCGTAAACTACGTTTCTTCACATATCCCTCGATCCACGTAATGTGCGCTTAGGCGCCAACGTCACCCGAGGCAGTCGAGTACCCGGCCCGCAATACAGCCGGCGCTCGTCTAGCGAAAAGGCCCGCCATCCCGGTGGGCCTTTTGCATTTGCGGCCTACCTAGCAGATAGCTCTGAGACTCGCCGCCTGGCCCACGCACGGGCCAACTGATCAATGTGGACGCAGCTGCATAGTCGCGCGTATATCGCCGACTATATAGTCGCGGGTGAGAGCCCCGCCGTCCGCTCCCGTGTCTCCGGTCCTGCCCCTGCAGGATCTTCGCCGCCCCTCGCATCCATGCGCCGGGCGGCTTTTTCTTTTCCGAGGTGCCTATGGCCATCATGAAGAGCAATGCCTCCGCCTTGATCGTAACCGCGCCTCACCCACTCACGAGTGGGCAAGTCGATCAGGTGCGCGCTGAGATAGCGCGCCAGCTTCCGGCCGATACTGCAGTGGTTGTGATCCCGAACGGCTTCACGGCGCACTCTCTCGCCCTCGCGCCTACCTCGGTCGAGTTGCAGCATGACCAAGCTGACCTGCTCTATCAGCAAGTGGCTGCGCTGGGTGCGCTGCAGAAGATCGGAGTGGGCATTGCTGACGCAATCGAAGCCCTGGGAAACGCGTCAATGCGTGTCACTCCATGAGCATCGAAGACGAATTGGCATGGCTGCGCTATACGGTGCAGCGCGCCCGTGCATGGGCCATCCGCCTGACAACAGAAGGTGCAGTATGAACGACATCGCACGCATCTATCGCGCCGAGATCCTGCGCGCCGTGCTCGGGCCTGGCGCGCATCCGGCCAAGGCCGCTGACCTCCATCGTCTGAACCAATTCGCTGAACACCTGGCGGCGTGCGAAGAAGCCCAAACGATCCTGCGCGCCAAAGGCCATGGCGGTCCAAGCACCAGCATCGTCGAGGCCGCCCGTCAAGTCCCTGCCAACGTGAAGCAGGTTATCCGCGCGCTGTTCGCGGGGCCAACGGCGCCCCGTGAGCCAGGCATCGAGCATGCACACGAGCCATGGAAGGTCACCTGATGGCGACCGTCAATCTTACTTTGCGCGCCCGAGTGGCTTGGTGGACTCGCCCGGCACTGACTGGTGCGCTCCTGCTTTCGTGGATCGCTAATCGCTTGATCGACTGGATCGTTGATCGCGGAATCAAGTTTGAATCCTCGTGAAGCTGCAACAGCTACGAACCCAACTTCGGCCTGCGGCAAGCAGAGTCACCATGCTGCCGACGCAGCGACCTGAGACAGTCGAGCGCAAGCGCGGGTCGGCTGGCGTGCGTGATCGTGACCGCATCCGAGCGCGCGACTGCGGCTTGTGTCAGGAGTGCAAGCGCAAAGGTCGCGCCACCATCGGTGGCCCGGTCGACCACATTATCCCGCTCTGGAAGGGCGGCAGTGACGACGAATCGAACAAGGAAGTGTTGTGCGTTCCGTGCCATGACGCCAAGACGGCTCGTGAGGCTGCGGAGCGGTCGCGAGGCTGACGATGGCCGGCAAGGGGAGGGGGTGTTGTAAGTCTACAACGCCTCGGGCCCGGACACCGACTAGCTTCTCACGCGCAGAAAAAAATCCCCCTGGAGGAAATTGTTAATGGCTTTAACAGGCAAAAAGCGAGCCTTCGCCGATGCCGTTTTGGCCGGGTTCTCGAATAAGGAAGCGGCAATTCGTGCCGGCTTCAGTGAAAAAACGGCATCAGCAGCCGGGTCCAGAAATGTTAAAGACCCGGATGTTAAAGCCTACCTCGATCAGCGGCGTGGCACTGGCGCCACTGGCGTCGGAGGCGGCGCTAACGCCCCCACGCCACCACCGCAGGCTGACGACTTGGTCGACATCCCATCGACCACAGACCCGATGGAATTCCTCACCAATCTGATGAACGAGCCGGCCGCTGATATCCGCATCCGCGCTGATGTCGCCAAAGCACTGATGCCGTTCAAGCACCAGAAGCTGGGTGAGGGCGGGAAAAAAGATCAGAAAAACGAAGACGCCAAGAAGGTGGCCAGCCGCTTCGCGGCGGCGGCCCCGCCCCAGCTCAAGGCAGTGAAGTAAGGACGACAATATGGAATGGTCTACCGCCTGTCCGGATTGGGAAGACAGGATAAAGGCCAAGCTGTCGATCATTCCTCCGCCGATATTCCCGCAACAGGCTGAGCAGGCGCTGGCCATCTTCAAAGAATTGAAGGTGACTGACTTGCCTGGCAAGCCGACGTTCGGCGAATGCAGTGAGCAATGGGTGTTTGACTTCGTCGCCGCTATCTTCGGTGGCTACGACGCCGAAACTGGCAAGCAGATGATCCGCGAGTACTACCTGCTTATCAGTAAAAAGAATACTAAGTCGACAATCGCGGCCGGCATCATGCTAACTGCAGTGATCCTGTGCTGGCGCGACGAAGAAGAGCACCTCATTCTGGCGCCGACTAAGGAAGTTGCCGACAACAGCTTCAAGCCGGCCGCCGCGATGGTTCGCGCCGACGACGAGCTGCTAGCGCTGTTTCACGTCCAGGACCATGTTCGGACAATCACGCATCGCGTATCGCGCGCCTCTTTGAAGGTCGTAGCAGCTGACACTGACACCGTGTCCGGCAAAAAGTCCGGAAAGGTGTTGGTTGATGAGCACTGGCTGTTCGGCAAGCGCGGCAACGCTGAGGCAATGTTCATGGAAGCGCTGGGTGGCCAAGTATCGCGCGATGAGGGGTGGGTCATCTACCTGACCACCCAGAGCGACGAGCCTCCTGCCGGCGTCTACAAAGACAAGCTGAACTATTTCCGCGATGTACGAGACGGAAAGATTTACGATCAGAAATCGCTGGGCGTTCTCTACGAATACCCGGCGGCGATGGTGAAGGCTAAGGCCTACCTCGACTCTTCGACCTACTACATCACCAATCCGAACATCGGACGCTCCGTCAGCGCCGAATGGCTGGAAGATCAGCTGCGCAAGATGCAGCATCGGACGGACGGCAAGTTCCAGCAGTTCCTCGCCAAGCACTTGAATGTCGAGATCGGGTTGAATCTGCGCTCAGATCGCTGGGCTGGCGCGGACTTCTGGGAGCAACAGGCGAAAGTGCCGGGCTTGACGCTCGATCAGCTGCTAGAGCGATGCGAAGTGATCACCGTCGGCATCGACGGCGGCGGCCTGGACGACTTATTGGGCGTGGCTGTGGTCGGGCGCGAGCGGGCAACCCGAAAGTGGCTGGTTTGGACGCGCGCCTGGGCACACCCGATCGCACTTGACCGGCGCAAGAGCGAAGAGAGCCGGTACGAGGATTTTAAGGAGCAGGGCGATCTAATCATTATCGAGCAATTGCCCGGTGACGTCGCCGCAGTGGCCGCTGTCGTCAAGCAGATCAACGAGTCCGGTTTGCTAGCATCGGTCGGCCTGGATCCTGAAAAGACGCACAAGGTGATGTTCCAAGCTCTGATTGACGCCGGCATTGAAGAAGCCATGTGTTTCGGCGTCCCGCAGGGCTGGAAACTTGTCGGTCCCATCAGCGTCACAGAGCGAAAGCTGGCGGAAGGCGTGCTTCTGCACGGCGGACAGCCTCTGATGAACTGGTGCGTGGGCAATGCAAAAGTCGAGCCGCGCGGAAACGCGCTCCTTATTACCAAACAGGCATCGGGCATCGCGAAGATTGACCCGCTGATGGCGCTCTTCAACGCCGTCTCACTGATGGCACTGGACCCAGTCCCAAATCAGACCACATCAATTTACGACGAGGGCGTTTGCATATGAGCTTCATCGACTGGGCGACCCTCGTCGCGGGCATCATCGGCCTGCTTTCGATCACCGTCGGCGCGGGGATGATCTACCTTCCTGCCGGCTTCATCGTCGCTGGCGCTGGCCTGCTCTTCTGGTCGTACACCGTTGCCCGCGCCATGGCGCGCGGTGGCATCAAGGAATAACGGATGTTCGCCAAACAGTTTTTTAGCCCGCAGGTTAGCGCCGGCGGCGGCAGCTGGCTGTCGGGCCTAGGTGGGGCACGCTCCGATGCGGGACCGCTGGTGACTGTCGAGTCGGCCCTCACGCTGACTTCGCTGCAGGCCTGCGTGACTTTGATCGCGGAAAGCATTGCGCAACTGCCGCTCGAGCTGTTCCGCCGCACCAAGGACGGTGGTCGCGAGCCAGCCAAGGATCACCCGCTTTACCGAATCCTGGCGTATGCCCCGAACGAGTGGCAGACGCCGTTCGAATATCGCGAAAACAGTCAGCTGAAGGCCGGTACCCGGGGCAACTCGATCAGCCTGATCGGCCGTGATGGCGACGGCACGGTCACCGGACTGTATCCAGTCGATACGGAAAGTGTGCAGGTGCTTAAGGGGCCAGACCTACTGCCGTACTACCGCATCGATGGCCAGACGCCGATCCCGCAGCGGATGGTGCATCACGTCCGGTGGTGGAGTCTGAACAACTACGTCGGCATGTCGCCGATCATGCTGCACGCGAACGCCATCGGCCATGCCCAGGCGATCCAACAGTACGCCGGCAAGTCGTTCCTGAACGGGACCGCGCTGTCTGGTGTGATCGAGCGCCCGCGCGAGTCGTCGCCGATCAAGGACCAGAGCGTCATCGATCGAATCACTGACCGCTGGCAGCAGATGTACGGTGGCAGCGCCAACGCCAAGCGCGTTGCCATGCTACAGGAGGGGATGACCTTCAAGCCCCTGTCGATGACCAACGTCGACGCAGAGTTGATCCCTGCCCTGAAGCTTACGTCCCTCGATATCGCGCGCATCTACAAGGTGCCGCCGCACATGATCGGCGAGCTGGACAAGGCCACGTTCTCGAACATCGAGCACCAGGCGATCCAGTTCGTGATTTACACGCTGCTGCCTTGGATCAAGCGGCACGAGCAGGCAATGATGCGCGACCTGCTGCTCCCGAGCGAGCGGGATGAGTACTACATCGAGTTCAACGTCTCCGGCCTGCTGCGCGGCGATCAAGGATCGCGCTATGCCGCATACGCGGTAGCCCGTCAGTGGGGATGGCTGTCCGTGAACGACATCCGTCGCTTGGAAAACCTGCCCCCGATCAAGGGTGGCAACACCTACCTGCAGCCGCTCAACATGGTCGACGCGGCCAAGCCGCTGCCGGTCACGCCCGCGAAGGCGAGCGCCGAGCAAGTCGCCGAAATTGAAGGAATCCTTGCATGAAGAACCGTTTCCGTATCGCCGGCATGATTTTCAATCAGCCGCTCATGGTGACCGAGTCGATGCTCGACCAGGCTGCTGCCTGGGCCAATCAGCAAATGAGCCTGAACATCGTCAATCTGAGCCTCAACGGCGTGCAGCCGCAGATGATGGACGACGATAGCGGCCCGTTCGAAACGGCCGCAATGCGAGCCGAGTCGTCGCGCCGTCAGATGATTGCCGATATTGGCGTGGCCATTATCCCAGTGCATGGCGTGCTGGTGAGCCGCAGCATGCAGATGAATCCGTGCGAAACCATGACCAGCTACGAGCAGTTGCGTGGCCAGGTCAGTGCCGCGCTCGCGGATCCCGCTGTTGAACAAATCGCCTTCGACATCGATAGCCCTGGCGGCAGCACCGTCGGCGCTTTCGAGCTGGCTGATTTCCTCTTCGAAGCGCGCGGCGTCAAGCCGATGAGCGCGATCACGCACTACAGCGCTTACTCGGCCGGCTACTTGATCGCGTCTGCGATCGGCAACGTCTCCATGTCGCGCACCTCCGGCGTCGGTTCGGTCGGTGTGATCGCCAAGCACATGGATGTCTCGGCACGAAACGAGCAAATGGGCGTGAAGGTGACGACGGTCTACGCTGGCGCGCACAAGAATGACCTGAGTCCGCACGAGCCCCTGACTGACCAGTCACTCAAGTTTCTGAACGACATGGTGCAGGGATATTACGGTCAGTTTGTTGACTCGGTCGCTCGTTACCGTGGCATCGGCGCTGATGCGGTGCGCAGCACCGAGGCTGGCGTGTTCATGGGGCAGCAGGGTATCGATGTTGGCTTCGCCGATCGTATCGAGACGCCCCAAGCCGCCATTGACCGCATCGCCGCCCAAGCGCGCGAGGCGCGCGTCTCCCGCAATTCGAAGCAATCCATCGGCGCCCGCGCAAAAGCAATGGCGCTCCAGACCCAAATTTGACCGCGTTCGCGGGACAAGCAACCAAGCCGCCCTCGAGGCGGTTTTTTCCATTCTAGGAGAGGCAATATGCCAACCATTAACGAACTCCGCAGCGAACGCGCCAAGGTCAACGCCAGCGTGCAAGCCCTGGCCCTGATCGAAGCCGGCGGCGGTCAACTGACCGCGGAGCAGCTGGTCGAGTTCACCGGTCTGCAAACCAAATTCGGCGAGCTGACCGCGCAGATCACCCGCATGGAAGCATCCGAAAGCATGGCCGCTGCTGCTGCCGTGCCTGTCGATCGTGCTCTGTCGGCGATCCACCAACCAGCAGCGCCGCCAGCGGCCGCTGCAAGCATGCCGGCGACGCCGCGCATGCCAAGCGTGCCCGGTACCGGTATGTCGCGCATGGTGCGCGCACTGGTTGTCGCCCAAGGCAACCAGCAGGTAGCCGCCAAGTTTGCGATGGACAATCACTTCGGCGAAGACGTCGCGATGGCACTGAATACCCTGACGCCTGGCGCCGGCGGTGTCCTCGTCCCGCAAAACATGGCCCGCGAAGTGATCGAGCTGTGGCGTCCTCAGTCGGTTGTACGCCGCCTCGGCGCGCGCACGCTGCCGCTCACGAACGGCAACATCACCCTGCCGCGCCTGAAGGGGGGCGCAGTCGTTGGCTACACCGGCAGCGATTCGGATATCGGTGTGACTGGTCAAACCTTCGACAACCTGAAGCTGTCAGCGAAGAAGCTGACCGGCCTGGTCCCGATCTCGAACGACCTGCTGGCGTACGCCGGTACGAGCCCGAACGTCGACAAGCTGGTGGTGGATGACTTGACCGGAGCGATGAGCTCGCGCGAAGACAAGGCGTTCATCCGCGACGACGGCACCCTGGAAACCCCGAAAGGCCTGCTGGCCTGGGCGCTGGCTGGCTTCAAGTTCGCGGCGTCCGCTGGTGACACGTTGCAGAAGATCGAAAACGATCTGAACAAGTTGATCCTGGCTCTGGAAAACGTGAACGCCAACATGGGCGCGCCCGGCTGGATCATGTCGCCGCGTTCGTTCCGCTTCCTGGAAGGCCTGCGCGACGGCAACGGCAACAAGGTCTATCCGGAGATGAAGGATGGGAACCTCAAGGGCTATCCAGTCGGCAAGACGACCCAGATTCCGAACAACCTGGGCGCCGGCTCGAACCAGTCGGAAATCTACTTCGTGGACTTCAACGACTGCTTCATCGGCGAAGACGAAACGCTTCTGATCGATTACTCGAAGGAAGCGACGTACAAGGACGAAGGCGGCAATCTCGTCAGCGCCTTCCAGCGTGATCAAACGCTGGTGCGCGTCATCGCGAAGCACGACTTCGGCCCGCGCCACGTCGAATCGATCGCAATTCTGACTGCGGTTACCTGGGGCGCCTAAAGCGGCCTGACTGCCGGCCTGCTGCTGCAGGTCGGCCAACCATTTATCAAGGAACTCCATCGTGGAATCTGTCGAATTTATCAAGCCCTGGAAAATTTACAGTCCAGGCGACGTCGCCGGCTTCGAGGCCGATCAGGCCAAGATCCTGACGGACGGAAAAGTGGCAAAGCCGTATGAGGCAGACGCCAAAGCCGCAAAACCAGCGAAGTAGCCTGCCGCATCTCCGGCGCACGTCTTGTGAGCCACATGCTCGCGAGACCTGTTGCCGCGCCAAGAGAAAGCTCTAGCGATGACCCACCTGCATATGGCCCGCAAGGATTCCACCATCCGCCTGTACGACGAGCCTGGCGGCTATGAGGCACGTCGGCCATACAGGGCAATCCTCCAGATCACGCACCTGTCTGACCGAGTCGCCTACCTGCACGGTGCGGTCGGCGAGATTGATCGAGCCGCGCATGCAGCGGCAATGAACATGCTCCGCGAACTCGGCGTCACCACGGTGATGTACGAGCGGCGCGGGCGAATGAAAACAATCGAGCTGGCGCCGCCAGCTGGGTGCTAATGAAAGACTGAAGATGGCAAAACTCACCTTGGCAGTATCCGCGTCGGGCGGGTTGGGCTACGACTTCACCACGCTTGGAAGCGCCGACTGGCTTGCCTATCCCGATAGTGGTTCGCCGTTGAGTAAAGCAAACGCCACTGCTCTGGCTATTGCTCAGTTATCCGGCTCACCTGGGGCTGTGGGGTATGCGCGCTCTACCGGGCCGACATTCAACTACACGGACGGCACAGCGCCGACCAGCGGATCGACGCAAGGCGGGTTTTACATCATTTCCAGTGGGCCGTCGAACGGATGGTCAATCACGGCGCCTGCGGATACGACTGAGCGGCGACTGCGGGTCTATGGCGGCATCTACGCCGGCAGCGGAATCAAAGTCACGGCCACGCTATCCGACGGCAGTGCCGCGCAAGCTGTGGACACGTCGTTCGTTTATGTGAGTGGTCCTGATCCGCGCACGGCCGAGTATCTCATCGATTACTCTGCAGCTTCGGCAGGGCAGACCCTCACGGTCCAGATTCAACCTGTTAGTACGGGAACCTTGAGCCTTCAAGGCGCGGCGCTAGGCACCGCACCAGTTATCACTGCGCCTGGTGCGCCAACCATTGGTACGGCGGTCGGCGGCAGCAAATCCGCAAGTGTCGGCGGCACGGCCCCGGTCAGCAATGGCGGCAGCGCAGTCACCGGATACCGCGCCACTTCGTCACCTGGCGGCGTCACTGCAACGTCAACGGGATTGCCCGTGTCAGTGGCGGGCCTGACCGATGGTGTTGCCTACACCTTCACGCTGGCAGCGCAGAACGAAGTGGGCTATGGCCCTGAATCGGCCGCATCAAATAGCGTGACGCCATCGTCTGCGAACAACGCACCGACATTCACCGGCACTATTCCGGCGATCGGCGGACAGGCGGGAACGGCAATTACGCCGGTCGATATGCGGGGTTACTTTCAAGACACCGACGCGCTGACCTACAGCGCGAGTCCGTCCGGCACTGCCTGGCCGGCTGGCTTGAGCATCGCAGCGGCAACCGGAATTATCAGTGGGACCATCGCTGCCATCGGCACGACGACCGGCATTCGTGTTCGCGCGACTGACACGGCCTCGCAGTCGGTCAACTCGAATGCGTTCAATGTGGTCATGTCGTCGGGGCCAACGCAGGTCGCGTACAACGATGCGGCCATTGTATTTTCGCCATACGGTTGGGATGATCGCGGCACATACAAAAGCGCAAATGCTCCCGGCGCGTACGCAAAACTCGATTTCACCGGGACCAGTGTTACAGCCAAGTTCGACATTTCGGCGTTCTCGGCGGCTAGCGTTGCTGGCGGTTCGTATCCAATCGTCCGAACGGTCATTGATGGGAAGTTCGTCACCGACACCCAGTTGTCCAGCGGATCGCCAAACGTGGCGGTTACGGGGCTGTCTTCGGGCGCACACACGCTGGAAATGTACTTCCGGGCGGTCGACGTCAACATCGGCGATCGCTGGACGACCCCGCTTTCGGCGTTGCGGCTCATGGGCTTCACGCTCGATACGGGCGCGACATTCAGCGCGCCCGCCGTGCGAAGCAAGAGCATGATCTTCTTCGGTGACTCGATCACCGAAGGCTATATCGTCAACGGTGCAGCGAACCCTGGCGGCAACTCGGCGGTTCATACCGTGGTGCCATTTATTGCGCAGGGCCTGGGCTGCGAATACGGGCAGATCGGTTACAGCGCACAGGGTTACGAAAAAACCGGCAACGGCAATGTGCCGGCGCTCAATGCCGCCATCCCGCTCTATTCGGCGGGACGATCGCGCCTGGTGAATGGGAAATTCTCGCCTGAGCCCGATTATGTGTGCGTGATGCACGGTGCGAATGGCACGCCGACATCAGCAGGCATTCAGACAGTGATCACCACGCTGCGCGCTGCTGCCCCGAACGCGCGGATTTTCCTGATGGTGCCGGCTGGTGGTTACGCGCGCGCGGCAATTACGGCGGCGGCGCTGGCCAAGAATTCCGACACCAAGCTACACGTGATCGACCTGGGTGCCGAGTACCAGCCGGGCATGGACAGCAGCGGCAACGGGGGGCAGTACAGCAACGACAACGGGCTGCACCCGAATTTCCCCGGCAATGCGAAAGCGGCCACGGGCTATTTGCCAAAGATGCAAGCGGTAATCGACGGCGCAGCAGTTATCGAGCCACAGCCGGCCCTCACGCCGCGTACGGTTTCGTTGGCCCTGGCAAGCGGCACGGACGGAAACGGCAACGTGGTCCTGGCTGCGGGCCTGACCGGCTTGCGGGTTTCGTTCCATGATGAACCTAGCCCGGACGCGACTACGGTTCCGCGTTACCAGTCGGCGACCGAGACAACCGACAACACGACAGGCGTGCTGTCGTTCGTTGTGAATTCAACGCTCGCATCTGGTGGCACCGGTCACATTACGATCGAGGGCCCTGCGGGTATTCACTTCAACGGTTCTGTGCAGGTGACCTGATGACAGCCTATCTCGCTTCCGCAACGACGGGCGGCGTCGCGTACCTGGCACCCGCCGAGCCGTCCACAGTTGCACAACCACCCACGCAGGATCAAGTGATCGCCACCCAAATAGCAGCTTCACGCACGGTCAAGTTCCCCGGCGGTACGCGGGTGGTAGCGTTCGGCAGCAAGCCGGAAGGTGTCACACCAAACACACCGTACCTCGAAGCGGGGAAGTGGTGGAGCGAAAAACACCCGCTTGATGAGCGCTACTGGGTGGCCGATGTGACGATCGACCTGGCCGAGCGCGGCACGACTGCGACGTCAGTTGTCGCAATCGTGGCCGGCGTCATTTTGCTCGAACAGCCTGTCATCCAGGGTAAGTTGATCCCGGTCAAGCTGGGCGGGTTCAACGCGGCGCCTGGCGCAGTCAACTTCTGCACGTTCCGCGTCAGGTGCGCGGATGGCCAGCGGTTCGACCGCACGATCTGGTTCAAGCAACAGGTGGGCGTGTATGCGCTCGATAAGGATCCCGACGACGAGAGCTATTTCGTTGGCGATATCGGCAATGACCTGGTCGACAGCAACACGACAGCGAGTGCAGTCCTGGCGCTGCCGGTGGGCGTTGAGGTGCTGGTGCCGGCGGTGATCCAGGGCCCGCTGATCTTGGTGAAGCTGGGCGGCATGGACACCTTGCCGGCCGGGGTCAACTACTGCGACCTGCGCATCGACTGTGCGAACAGCGAGCGCTTCTACCGGACCTTTCAATTTAACAGGGTGGACAACTGATGATCGATGCATCGCAACTTCCGAGCGTGCCGAACACCGAGCTGCTTAAACAGCAGGATGCGGCCGCTGTCGAGTACGCACGCGCGCCGGCAGCGCCTGGCGCGCCGCACGGCGCCGGCCGCCCGCCAGCAGTGCAGGGGACGACACGATGAGCTGGAAGCTGATCAGTCCTCCTGTCGGTCTGGCGGTTTCGATGGCCGAGGCGCGCACCGCCGCGCGCGTGGACGTCGGTGAAGATGGCACGTCGCCCCTCGATGGCGAAATCCAGCGAGCTATTCGGACCTATACCACCGAAGCTGAAGGAGAAACGAACCGCGCTGTGATGGAGCAGACTTGGCGCCTGACGCTGGACGGCTTTAACGGCGCGATCGCGCTTCGCCGGCCGCCGCTGCTTCAAGTGATGCACTTGAAGTTCTTCGACGCCGACATGGTCTTGCAGACGCTCCACCCTGAGGACTATCAGGTCGACGGCGAAAGCGAGCCGGGCTTCATTGTTGCCGCGCCGGGCCGCGCCTGGCCAGCAACAGGACGCTCGGTCAACTCGGTCGAGGTGCAGATCCGGTGCGGCTACGGGCCGGACCACACGACCGTCCCCGACGCCATCTCCGGCTTCATCCTGGCGCGCGTGAGCGAACACTTCCAGTCCGGCGGTCAGCCAAAGAATGAGCACGTCAAGCGGCTGTTGTGGCCAGAGGTGGTGATCGCATGAACATGAACGACCGAATTACGCTGCAGCGTCCTGGGCCCGGCGCTGGCAAGCTTCGGGCCCAGGACGCCTGGGAGTCAATCGCTACCGTGTGGGCTAACGTACTTTTTCCAAGCGGTGTGGAAGTAGTGCGCGCCGGTGCCGAAGTATCAATCGTCAAGTGCTCGATTCGGATCCGCCGACGCACCGACATTGATACCGCTGCGCGCGTACTCTTCAAGGGAAAGGCCTACGACGTCGAGTCGGCACTGCCAGATGGGCGCGACTCCCACTTCATGTTCCTAGTGTGCAAGGCGGTCACATGATCGACTTCGATACCTCGGCCTTTGAGGCTGCGATGACGGCTGCAAGGCGAACTATCACTGAAGCGCTCGGCGAATCGACACTTCGAACGGTCGGTTTTGCCGGCGCCGAGGTTTTTCGCGATCAGGCAAAGCAGAATTCGCTGGCCAACAAGAAAACCGGCATCCTGTTCGACAACATCATCGTCAAGCGCCTGGAAGAGGATTCTGATGGAGATCGGCGTCAGGCGTACATGGTCACCGTGCGCAGCGGCACTACCGCCAGCCCTGGCGCCTTCTACTGGCGCTTTGTCGAGAACGGTCACAAGTTCGTGCCCAAGAACAAAAAAGTAAGTAAGAAGACGGGCAGGGCCATTGGCTGGAAGGCCCATCGGCAAGCCGCTCAGCGCGTGGCTGATCTGGAGTTTGGAAACAAGCGAACACGGGCATATCCGTTCATGCGGCCCGCCTACGACAGCAAAAAACAGGAAGCCGTTAGCGTCATGACGCAAACCCTGGCTGAACAGATCGCAAGGAATGCAAAGTGACCCCCGAAGACCATATTGAAGTCGTGCTGGCCCACCTGGCCGGCGGACGCCTTTATCCCGACGTGGCGCCGCTGTCTACCGATACCCCATACATCACATACCAAGTGGTGGGCGGGGAGCCGATGAATTTCCTGTCCGGCGACCGCCCGGACAAGCAGCACGTGCGCATGCAGGTGAATTGCTGGGCCGGCGCAGACGAGCGCGCCGAAGTTTCTGAGCTCGCCAAGCTGGTGGAAGACGCGTTGCGCTCCGCGACCGAACTGCAGGTCGAAGTTGTATCCGGCCGGACGTCCACGTACGACGAGGAAACCGATTCCCGCGGAACCATGCAGGACTTCATGCTTTTTTGTTGACGAAACAAGTTTTTACTCCAAGCCGCCCGAGAAATCTGGCGGCTTTTTTCATGCCCGGCTTCCGGGCTTTACCCCTGAAAGGCCGATATGCAATTGCCAAATAACATCGCGTTCGCTGTAGCGTCCGCATTCGCCGCTGCCGTCAGCATCACCGCGATCACCAACGCGGTGGAGGCAGTCGCGACTGCCACCAACACCTTCGCCACCGGCGACTACGTCGAATACACGGGCGGCTGGAGCAAGGCCAATGGCCGCGTGTTCCGCCTGAAGGCTGCGTCGGGCACCTCGTTCACGCTGGAAGGCCTGGACACGAGCGACACGTCGCTGTTCCCAGCTGGCGCTGGCGTCGGCACCGTGCGCAAGATCACCACCTGGACTCCCGTCACCGGTGTGGTCAGCGCCGATATCGCTGGCGGCGATGGCAAAAACGTCGAAGTGCCGCTGCTGGACAGCGACATGCCGGTCATGCTCCCCGACGGCTTCACCGCAACCACCGTCACGCTGACGACCGCCGACGACAAGTCGCTGCCGCATCACGCCGCCCTGAAGAAAATCTCGGATGGCGTCGCGCTGACCTGCCTGCGCGGCACCCTCCCGGGCGGCGGTGTCCTGCTGTACGCCGGCTACTGCTCGTTCAACGAGTCGCCAAGCCTGGCAAAGGGCAGTGTGATGGCGGTGAAGTCCGTCTTCTCGCTGCAGAACAAGGTCGTTCGCTACTGATCTGTGTTGCCAGCTGGCGCCGAATGGTCGGCGCTGGCCTTTTCCAAGCCCGCGGGGTAGCGCCTCGCGGGCCTTTTTTATCCCTACCTGAAAGAAAAATATCATGGCAAAAGCAAAACTCACCCTGGCAGTCGCCGCTACCTTCAAAGCAACCGTGTCGATCCCGGTCCCGGGCGGCAAGTCGGCTGACGTCGAATTCATCTTCAAGCATCGCACGCGCGACGACTTCAAGGAATTCATGGAAACCCTGGCCGGCGCTGAAGACGTCGACGCGCTGATGGATATCGCCAGCGGCTGGGATCTGGACGAACCGTTCGGCAAGGACGCTGTCGAGAAGCTCGTGCAGCGCTACATGGGCTCGGCCCGCGCCGTGCTCGACGTGTACCTGGCCGAACTGACCGGCGCCCGCGCAAAAAACTAAGGGACGTTGCCACCGCCATGTACGAGGCCGCGCCCACCGACGCTGAACTTGCGATCGCGGGCATGACTCGGGATGAGGTGACAACGTCTGTCGAAATCTGGCCCGACAACGTGCGGGCCTACAACACCTTTTCCAGGCTGCGCAAGCAGTGGAATTTCGCTCCGATGGGCGGCCCGATCGGGTTGAACTTCCTCGTTGCCTACAACCGGATGGACCGGATGGGGCTGACGGTCGAGGAGTACAACGAGTTGGATGTCGATCTGCAAATCATGGAAGACGCGGCCCTACAGGCAATGCGCACGAAATAGCTAAGCAAAGGGGGTATCGATTCGATACCCCCTTCTAGCTGACTATCCTTTCGGCGCCGCTTTTCTTGAAATGCGCTTGACCACCTTGGTGGGCTCGGCGAGGCTAGTAAGCGGAGGCCCCACTTCCATGCCATGTACTTTTGCGCCTAGGGTGCGCACGCTTTCCAGCTTTGCCAATACGTTTTTTTCGAGATCATCGGTGCCAGTAGCAAACCGCTCCGCATCTTCTCGAAACGATTTCGCCTCCTCGTTGCTTAGGACTTCCGTTCCGTGATCGCCGAACGATTCACAGCGCGCGACGACCGTCAGCAGTTTGTTCGCTAGGATGGCAAGCTCCATCCGCCTAAATTCTTGTTGCAGCTCTAGGTGTGCTACGCGGAAGGCGAGGGTGACCACCTCCTCCCAATCTCCTTCACGGCTCATAGACTGCTCAATGCGCGAGACGATCTCCGCGTTCATGCTGCGGCCGTTTGCCTTGGCGAGATCAGCAATACGTTCGCGCATGCCTTCAGGAAAGCGGAGCATAAACTTATCGGAATCACGTCCGACTGCGGGTTTCTGGTCTTGGCTCATGGGCGAAGCATACTATCAGCGTGACATCTTTCAAATAATGTCACGGTGACTTAAAAGTGCTTGCTGGTGCGATCACTCTGGTATACGATTCAGTCATGTCACGGTGACACATGAGGAAAAATGATGAAAACTACTACGGTTCAGATCCAGTTGCGTACGAGCGAGGAAAATCGCGCATGGCTCAAGCAGATTGCAGATAAGGAAGAGCGCTCGGTGAACTGGACCATTAACAAGCTCGTCAGTGAGGCGCGCCAGGCCGCGCAGGCGCAGCGAAATGCCCATCAATAAAAAAACCCCGATCAAGCTTGGCGGCAGGGATCGGGGTTTCGATGAAATCCAAGAAAGGAAATTCGAAATGAATGCTACAGCAGTCACCAAGAAGATGCAACGTGCGTTGAGCTTCGGCGCGCATGAAGTCAAAACGATCACCCGTGAGGGGCAACTTTGGATGAGCGGCACCGAGGTCGGTCTTGCTTTGGAATATGCAAGCCCCGAGAAAGCCGTTAAGCAGCTGTACAGCGGGCACGCCGACGAATTCACATCGACCATGACAAGGGTCGTCAGGGTAATGACGGCTGGCGGAAAGCAGGCGATTCGTTTTTTCAGTCTGCGCGGGGCGCACCTATTGTCGATGTTCGCTAGGACCGACAAAGCGAAGGCGTTCCGCAAATGGGTTCTCAACATCCTCGACGCCGAGGTTGAGAAGCCGGCGAAGAAGCAGATCAAGAGCTATCACTACCCAATCGATTCGGCCAAGCCAGTGGCGATGGGTGTTGCAAGCATCTTGACGCCGAAGATGATGCTGGACGCGAAGAACCCTGCGCCAGAATTGCGGCTGCTGGACCAGCTGAGCGCTGACGGGCATGACGTCAGCGGCCCCCGGATCCGCATCTTGGCCATGCTCTCGGGGCTGGAGTATTCCGAGAATCTCCGAGAGCGGGTTGCGCGGTGGGAGCGGGCGATGGCTTCGCTTGGGGAGGATATGAGCTCACTGAGTCGTGAGCGTGGCAAGCCAGTGATCTTCGGCCGTGCGCCGAATCCGGCTGACGCAATCCATCGGCATGTGTACCGCGATCAGATGCCTGTCTTGGGAGGTGCAGCATGAGCGGCCTGATTCCATTCAAGTTCGAAAAATTCGATATTAGAGTGGCGCTGGAAGGTGGAGAACCTTTCTTCAACGTTGGCGACCTTTGTTTGGCGCTCGGTTTTGGTAATTCCCGTCAGGCTGTCGATACCCACGTTGATCCAGATGACGTCCAGAAGTTGGACGCCATCGACAGCATGGGGCGCACCCAGCAGGCAAATCATGTTAACGAATCGGGCATGTACGCGCTGATTCTGGGAGCCACGAAATCTCAGGCCAAGCGCTTCAAGAAGTGGGTCACATCTGAGGTTTTGCCTTCAATTCGGAAAACTGGAAGCTTCGGTGCGACAGCAACATCAAGGCTCGACAGCGCTGCTCAAGCCCTCAAACTAGCGCCGCTAGCTATGCGGGCCGCGCGGGCTTTCGGGCTCGATAAGAATGTTGCCGCCATCAGCGCGAACCAGTACGTTTGTTCGATCACCGGCCACAACCTGCTGAAGGAATTCGGCACTATGCACTTACTCGCTGAAAATCAGGAAACACAGTGGTTCACCCCGACCGAACTGAAAAACGAGTCCAAGGTCAGTGCGCAGAAATTGAATGAGGCGCTGGCCGCCGCAGGCCTCCAGCAGCGGCGCGAAAAAACGTGGGAGTTGACGCCGGCAGGGCACGCGTATGCTCGACTGTTTGACACCGGGAAAAAGCACAACTCCGGCACGATGGTTCAGCAAATTCGTTGGTCGCCTGCCGTCTTGGCCGAACTGAGGAATACCGGCTCACTGCTGTAGATCGTTGAGCACTGATTCCGCCGCCCTAGAAATAGAGGCGGTTGTTTGTGCTGGTGTAATATTGCCTCCTGAAAAATTGGGGGGCAATATGCAATCTGTATTGAGGTCACTGGTAGCGCTCGCCTGCTTGGCGAGTCTAAATTCTTCGGCATCAACGTATTCGAAAGAAGTTGAAAGGCAGGCCAAATGCGAATCTGCCGGGAATGTTGCACGCTCTCACCACGGAATTTCTAAGCAGCAGATGAAGGGTGCAGTTGGCGATATGCAGAAGAAAATGGATAAAAAAGAGATAACCAAGAAGCTTGGCGGACAAACCCAGTACTTGATTTGGCTTGGCTACTCGGCAGCTAATGCGAGAGACGCCTACATGAAGGGCTGGGGTTGGTGTATGGACCTTGGCGATTAAATAATTGAAGTCAACTGCCGGACTAGTCGCAGAAAACAGCAGCAAGCCACCTTTTAGGTGGCTTTTTTTATGGGCGGCGAATGAGCACAATCACCAACGAAGCAATTATCAAGGTCACCACCGATGCCACTGGCGTGGAAGAGGGCGGGCGACGTATTGATGCATCGACCGCGCGAACCGGCAAGAATCTCGACAACCTGGCTGCTACCGCCAAGCGGACAGGTAAGTCGCTCGATGACCTGAGCAGCTCGTCCGGTATGCGTGCAGTAGGCGACGGGGCCGGCACGGCAGCCGGCAAGGTCGACCGCGCGACGCTGACCATGGCTGCATCCATCCAGCGCGCAACCGCGGCGGCAGATGCTGGCGCGAAGAGCGGGGCAGATTTCTACGCGAGCCTGGCCAATTCGCGCGGCCTGAATATGACCGCGCTCCGGCCGTACCTTGACCAACTCGACGCCGTCACCCGGAAAACCGCTCAGGCGGCTGCGGCGCAGCGTCAACTCGACGCCGGCAACAGCTTCTTGGACGGGCTCCGCTCTCAGGCTGATGGGATCGGGAAAACCGCGTCGCAGTTGGCCGCGCTGCGCGCCGAGCAGCTGGGTGTCGCTGACGACGCGCGCCCGCTGATCGAGCAGCTTCAGGCGGCGGAAGAAGCGGCCGGAAATGCTGGCAGTTCGATCAGCGGGTTCGGCGCCGCGCTCGCCAGCGTCGCATTTGGCGGCGGCATCGCCGCTGTCGCCCAGCTCTCAGACCAGTACGGCAAATACTTGGCTCAGCTTAAGCTGGCCACGACTGGTCAAAGCGAGTTCACGAACGCGCAGAACTCAGTGCGCCGCATCGCCACGTCCGCGCAATCAGACCTGTCATCCACGGCGTCCCTGTATGCGAGCATCACCAAGAGCACGCGCGACTTGGGCATCGCCCAGGCGCAGGTGGCCAGTATCACCGAATCGGTGAGCCTGGCACTGAAAGTCTCGGGCGCGTCGACTGGAGAGGCGTCGTCGGCAATCTTGCAGTTGTCCCAAGCATTTGCTTCGGGCGTACTGCGCGGCGATGAATTCAACTCGGTCAACGAAGCGTCGCCACGCCTGATGCAGGCGCTGGCCGACGGTATCGGCGTTCCCGTGGGCGCATTACGCGCTATGGCCGAGCAGGGCAAGTTGACGACTGAGGTGCTGGCCAATGCGCTGCCGCGCGCGCTGGGCGCGCTGCGCAACGAGGCGCGTTCGGTCGAAACCATCGGCGGCGCGGTCACCGTGCTCAAGAACAACGTGATGGAGATGGTGGGCGCCACGGCGCAGTCGAGCGGGGTGGTCACCGTCCTGTCGGGCAGTATCAACCTTCTTGCTGACAACCTGACCCTGGCGGCCGGCGCGATGGGCACGGTCGTGGCCGTCAAGCTTGGCACGGCGCTGCATGCGTCTGCTGCAGGCGCTGTCGCCTCGATGATGGCGAACCGCGCTCTCGCGCTGAGCAATCTAGCATCGGCCCAGTCGAATGTCGCTGCGACGGCAGCGGCATCGGCGACGGCCGCGGCGCGAGTGAACGAACTGCGCGCTGCGGTGCTGGCGGCCCAGGGCAACGTGGCGCTCGCTATTACGAACAACGGCCTGATCCCGGCGCAAGCACGTGCGACGGCAGCCGCCTCAGCCCACGCTGCTGCCCTGACCGCGCAAGCGACGGCGGCACGTGCCGCGTCTGTTTCTGGTGGTTTGGCTGGCGCCGCGCTCACCGCTCTGGGCGGCCCTGTCGGTGCCGTAATCGCAGTTCTCGGCATCGCTGCGACCGCGTGGGCAGTTTTTGGCAACAAAGCCGAGCAGGCAAACGATCAAGCGACGCAGTCGACTGAAGAATCGACCGGCGAAATGATCGTCCGTCTCGACGAGCAGATCAAGAAGCTGCGGGAGCGAAACGCGTTGGCGGAAACCGAGCCGCGTATCAAGGCGCTCGATGGCATCAGCGAGGTCGACAAGGACGGGCTTGCCCGCGCAAAGGCGGCACTCGACAAAAACCGTGCAGCACAGCAAGGCGCGGACGCGCGCACGTCTATGATGTTGCAGCTCGAGCAGATTGAGTTGTCGAACAACTACAACATCGCTCTCAAGCGCGTGGAGGAGCAGCAGGGAGAAGTGGCCAAGGCGGCACTTCGAACTCGCGGCGAACGGCTAGACGAATGGTATGCAAAGAACGGCTCCGGGGCACAGCGCCTTGCAGCAGAGCTCGCAGAACTTAAAAAGCAATTCGGCACTATCCCTCCGGAGATGGAGAAGCTGGTGCGCGCGAAGTATGCTGACCCGGCCTCCGCGAAAACAATCAAAGACCAGGCGGCAGCGGCAAAGGAATATGCTGACCTGGTCGACCGCATCAACGGCAAGAGTGCTGGTGTCGATCCAGACTATCAGGAGAACCTCCTCAAACTGTCAGCCGGTTATGGCGCCGGCAAGCAGTCACTCGAAGCCTACCGCGCTACCGTTGAGGCGTACATCGCGCAGCAGCCGTTCGCGAAACAGGCTGAAGAAGAGCGCCTGCGCGCCTTGAAGGAGGTGAGCGATTTCCAAGACAGCTACTCGAAAGGCCTGGAGGCCACGAGCAGCGTCTACGCCAAGCGCGCCCAGGATGCTGAGGCCGAGGCCGTGCGCAACGAGGAACTGGCCAGCACGTACGGCCTGACCAAGTCGGCGATCGAGGCGCTGGAGCTGGCGCGCCTGCAGGATCAGCTGGCGCAGCGCTCGACCCTGGGCCTGACCCTGGACGAAATCGAGAGTCTCGAAAACCTGATCAGCGCGAAGCAGCGCAGCGCCGGCGCGGTGTCGAAGATGGAAGGCATGGACGCAGCCAAGAAGGCGGGCGAAGAACTCGACCGCCTTCTGGACCCGACGAAGGCACAGAGCTTTGGCGATGCACTGAAAGGTGCATTCGGTGCGGCCGGCGATTCGATGACCCAGCTGGTATCTGCCGTGGATGCATACGGTATCCGGCAAGCGGAAGTCGATAAGGCACGGCAGCTTGCAGCAGTCGCATATGCCAAGGATTCCAAGGGCTTCGCGGCGGCGACGGCGGCCATCAACGAAGACGAAGTGAAGTCGCGCTTGAGCGGCTACGGCGACATGGCTACGGCGGCGAAAGGCTTCTTCTCCGAGGGCAGTAAGGGTTACGCCTTGCTTTCTGGCGCTGAGAAGGCTTTCCGTGCATTCGAGCTGGCGAGCCAGATGGAATCGCTCTACACGCACTTGTTCGTCACATCTGCAAAGGCAGTCGGCACTACTGCGGGGCAAGCAGTTGAAACGACGGCTGTCGTCGCTGGCGAGGCTGCGCGCAACGTGGCCAAAGTGCCGGGTGTGTATATGTCATTCATGGGCGCGCTGGGCCCGTGGGGCATGGCCGCAGCTGGAGTGGCAATTGCTGCAGTTCTGGGCGGCTCGTTCAGTGGCGGCAGCAGCGTCCCACTGTCTCAGCAGCGGCAGGAAAAACAGGGCACCGGCACCGTGCTGGGCGACAGCTCGGCCAAGTCGGAATCGATCGCCAACTCGATTGACGCGATCGAAGGTGCGACTCTACAGGGACTGCGCATCAGCGACGGGATGCTGGCTTCGCTGCGCAACATCGAGGCAGGCATCGGCCAATTCGCATCGTTCCTGGTGCAGTCCACTGGCGTGGCCGGCGACTACGGCAAGCAGTTCGCTTCGGCCGATGGCAACTTCCTGAGCAAGATCGGCAGCAGCATCTTCGGTGGCAAGAAAACGGTGGAAGACACCGGCTTCCTGCTGACGAAGGCGTCGTTCGAAAGCATCCTGAACGGCGGCACCGATGCGGCGCAGTATGCCGACATCAAGAAGTCGGGCGGCCTGTTCTCCAGCGGCAGCACGAGCAGCAAGATCGAAGGCCTGGGCGCCGAGGGTAACCGGCAGATCGCCGGCGTGCTCACGTCGCTGTACCAGACCGTCATCGAGGCCAGCAGCCTGATCGGCATCGGCGGCGATGACTTCACCGCCAAGCTCAGTTCGTTCGTTGTCGACATCGGCAAGGTGAGCCTGAAAGGGCTAACCGGCGCCGAGATCCAGGAAGAACTGTCGGCCGTCTTCTCCAAGGTGGGCGACGACCTGGCTGCATTCGGCGTGGATGGCCTGGGCCAGTTCCAGAAAGTGGGCGAGGGCTACCTCGAGACGCTGTCCCGCGTGGCGACCAACTACCAGGCCGTCACGGTGGTCACGGACTCGCTGGGCATGGTGTTCGACTCGGTCGGCCTGAAGTCGGTCGGCGCGCGCGAGCGGCTGGTCGGCCTGGCCGGTGGCCTGGAAGAATTCACGTCCAGCGTCGACCAGTTCCTTGCCGACTTCTACACCGACAAGGAACGGGCCGACTCGCTGCGCGCGCGCATCACGCCGACGCTCGACCAGTACGGAATTCAGACCGGCGCCGAGGATTCGCTGAAGCAGTTCCGCAGCGTGGTCACCGGGCTGGACCTGACGACCGACGCCGGCGCGCGCGCGTATGCTGCGCTGATGCAGATCGCTCCGGCGTTCAAGCAGATCGCCGACGTTGACAAGGACGTGCTGGAGAAGGCTACCGACCTGTCCAACAGCAACCGTGAACTGGAAATCCAGATCATGGAAATGCTGGGCGACAAGGCCGGCGCTCTGGCGGCCACGCGCGCGCTCGAGCTCGGTGAAATGGACGCGTCCCTGCGTCCACTGCGTGAGCGTGTTTATGCGCTGGAAGACGAAGCCGCTGCGCTCGGTACGGCCAACTCGCTGCTTTCGATCCAGGCTCAGATTTACGAGCTGACTGGTGATAAGGCTGGCGCTGCGGCGGTGCTGTCGCAGCAGCATGTCAACGCCCTGGCCGCGATGGACCCGGCGCTGCGCGGCGCAACGCAGAACCTCTGGGATCTGCAGGCAGCGGCCAAGGCCACGGAGGCTGCGGCGGCTGCCGCTGCGAAGGCTTCTGATCGGGTCAAGTCAGATGCGGCGGGGCTGATGAGCGGCGTCGATGGCGCGTACTCGGCGCTGCAGCGGGTGGTCGAGCGGCAGAAGAAGGCGATGCAGGAAGAAATCTCGGTGCGCACCGCTTCGGTTCAGAAAATCGAATCGCTGTCGCAGGCGCTGCGCGGCTCACTGGACAGCATGTCGGTGACCGGGTTCGAAGTGCAGGACCGCCAGGCGGCGCAGGCGCAGATTCAAACTGCCCTGGCCATCGCCAAAGCGAGCGGTGTGCTGCCGAGCGCGGACGACCTGAAAAGCGCGTTGTCGGTGCTGGGCAAGGATTCGTCGGGCCAGTTCTCCACCCAGGAGGATTACCTGCGCGACTTCTACGCCACCCGGATCGGTATCGAGGATCTGGCTGGCATCACCGACAAATCGCTGTCGGCAGAAGAGCGCAGCCTGAAGGCGCTGGAAGATCAGGTCACGCAGTACGACCAGATGCTCGAGCGCGAGCAAGAGCAGATCGACGTCCTGAAGGGCATCAGCACGATCGGCCTGTCGATCGAGCAGGCCATCCAGGCGCTGCGCGGTGCGATGGGTGCGGCGGGCGCGAACCCGTACAACTCGGCCACCAGCCAGATCAGCGATGCCTACAAGTCCAGTCTCGGCCGTGCGCCGGATGCGGCAGGGCTGAGCTACTGGCAGGACCGGGCCGCCGGCGGAATCTCGACCGAGGCCATCATCGGCTCGATCAAGGGTTCGCCCGAAGCGCAGATCCAGGCGCTCTACAAGGACGTGTTCGGCCGCCCGGCTGACTCGGCCGGGCTGAGCTACTGGATCGACCGGCTCAAGGGCGGCATCAGCCTGGGCTCGATCCGCGACACGTTCGAGGAAAGCGCCGAGAAGAAGCTGCGCGGGTTTGCCGTCGGCACGAACTATGCGCCCGCCGACATGCCGGCGCAGATTCACGAGGGAGAACGCATCATCCCCGCGGCTGACAACCGCGAGCTGATGCGCCGCCTGGCCAGCCCGGGCGAAAACAGCGCGGTGCTGGTCGCGGCCGTCGAGCGCCTGACCGAAGAAAACCGGGGCATGCGCAAGGATCTGAACGACGCGCTGTATGCGATCGCGAAGAACACGATGAACACGGCCAGCTCGCTGGACGACGCACTCAACGGCGACAAGCCACTAGCCACGAAGGTGATTGCCTGATGATCATTGTTGATCCAGTAGTGCTGGGGGATGTGCCGTTCATGCGGCCATCCCCCAAGTGGGTGTACGACCGGACCGGCACGCTTGTCGAGGTGCCGGCCAATACCCTGGGTGTGACGTACGATCCCGCCGACCTGAGCAAAGCGCCGTGGGCGCTGCTCGAGCCCGAGGCGACTAACCGCATTCGCAACAACTCGATGATCGGCGCAGTTATTGGTGGGATCGGCAATGGAGGCGCTTTGCCCACGAACTGGATATTGTCTATGAGCGTCATCGGCCTCGCCGCTGCCGTCACTGGCGTCGGCATTGAGGACGGCCTGAATTACGTCGACGTACGGATCGCGGGAACCGCTACAGCGCGCGGCAATATCAGTATCTTCCCCGACGGGTTCGACTATTCGTCCGCAGCTGCGCAGGGACAGGCGTGGGTTTCTTCTGTATTTATCCGGCTGGTTGCGGGATCGAATAGCGGGGTCGAGTCGCACTACTTGGTGATCGAAGAATACAACGGCAACGTGTACATGGCAGGGCAGGGCTATGAACGACCGCCACCCAGCGAGCTGCCGCTCCGTATGCAACGCGTCGATCGAAAACGGGAGCTGGCGGCTGCGGTCATGACGAAGGCCGGTGGCTACATTGGCGCGACGATTCCAAACGGAGCTAACGTCGACTTCACGCTGCGTATAGCTCTGCCCCAGTTCGAGCGAGATCGCCTTTCCAGTCCAATCAAGACCAGCAACGGTGCTTTCACCCGCGCTGCTGACGTGGTTGGCGCCGGCGCTGGCCTGGTGTATTCGAATGTGCCGATGGTTGAGCTGCCTTACAACGTGGCCACGACCTACGCGAAAGACGCGGCGGTGTACGACCCGGCGACAAAGATCGTCTACTGGTCGATGGTCGCGGGCAACGTCGGCAAGGCTCTGAGCGACCCGGCGTTCTGGAACAAGCGCACGGCGATAAACCGCTGGGCCATGTTTGACGATCGCAACAGCACGCAGACCAGCAACTCGGAAGAGATCGTGTCAGTGTTCTCGGCGCAGGCAATCACGCAAGGCCTGTTCGCCGGCGCCATGGATGCGAGCGAAGTGCGCGTGTCGATGACGCACCCGACGCGCGGTCTGGTGCACAGCGAGACGAAAAGCCTGGTGCTGCCGCGCTCGGGCAGCAGCTTCTATGGGTGGTGCTTCAACCGGCTGCGGCTGCGCACTTGGTTCTTGACACTGAAGCTGCCAGTGTTCGCCAATGCCCTGGTCACGGTCACGATCAAGAAGCCCGGCGGCGCGCCCAAGTGTGGCATGTGCTTGCTGGGCCCGACGGTCGATGTCGGCCTGTCGCTGATGGGCCTGTCGACCGAGCTCAAGGATTACTCGACCACGACGTTCTTCACGGACGGATCGAGCTCGACGGTCGAACGCGGCTTCTCGAAAAAAATGAGCGTCGATATTTCAGTCGAAAGCGACCGGGTCGAAACGATCGAAGACGACCTGATCAAACGCCGACAGAAGACGCTGGTCTTCTTGGGCTCGACCATGCGCGGCGACACGATGCTGGTCGGGCGGTTCAGCAGCCTGCGCAAGGTGATCGACTCGTTCCCCCGCTCGAAGATGGCCCTACAAATTGATGGAGTATTGTCCCAATGATCACAGCACTGACCGACCCGAACCAGTTGCCGAACCAGTTGCAGGACCAGCAAACGTTCGACGCGAACATGGCGTACGTGATCGACATGCTGCCCGAGCGCGCGCGGCAAGAGAACGAGCTGGCCGCCGAAATGGCCGGGCTGGTATCGCAGGTAGGTGTCATCGCTGCCGGCGGTGCCTTCGCCATCCCGTACGTGTTCGATACCACCACCACGGACGCCGACCCTGGCGCCGGCAAGCTGCGCCTGTCGAGCGCCACGCAGAATACCGCGACCCTGATGCGCGTGGACCTGACGTCGGCTGGCCAGGACTACACCACGCTGATCGACACCTTCGACGACTCGACCAGCGCGGTGAAGGGCTCAATCCGGCTGGTGAAGCAGGGAGACATCACGAAGTGGATGACGTTCAATCTCACGGCCCTGGCCGCACCGACCGGCTACCGCAACCTCACGGTGGTGTGCACGGACAGCAGCGCGGCCAGCCCGTTCACGAATGGCGATGCGCTGATGCTGTCGTTCCAGCGCACGGGCGACAAAGGCGACAAGCCACTCGGCGGTGCGCTGGTGTGTTTGGCGTCAGTTACGATCAGCGCCGGGGTGACCTCGATTAGCTACCCTAACATTTTCACGAGCGAGTATGACCGGTACACGATTGAGTTTATCGACGCCCTTGTCCCATCCTCGGTCGCGTCTTTTAATCTTCGACTAGCTACGGGCGGAACGCTTGCGGCCGGTTCTGTTTATTTCGGTGGGCCAAACGCTGCTGACTTATCGTCTGCTACCACCGCTTTTAATTTAATTGCCGGCGGTGGAAGTATGGGCGGGGCCACTCCTTCACCGTCTTTCTCAATCGATATTTTTAACGCGAATTCAGGGGGGCGAAATAGTCTGCACTTCCGGAGTGTTTTTTTAACAAACACCTTGTCGCAGCAGTCTGGTACGGGATTCGGAATCTTTAATAACACCGGCGCCTTGACCGGGTTCCAGCTTTATCCGGCTTCCGGAAATATTACCGGCGGAAAGCTGCGGGTCTACGGTCACCGCAACCAAGTAGGGATCGCATAATGAGCGTCTTGATTTTTGATAGCGGCGAATACCGCGAAGCGACCGCCGAAGAACTCGCCGAAATCGAAGCGCGCGAGGCTGAGGCTTTGCACCCCGCCGTGCCGCAAGAGGTGAGCATGCGCCAGGCCCGCCTGGCCCTGCTGGGGCGCAGCGTGCTGGGCCAGGTCGACGCCGCGATTGAATCGCTGCCGAGCCCAGAACGCGAGGCCGCGCGCATCGAGTGGGACTATTCGAGCGTCGTTGCCCGCAACAGTCCGCTCGTCGTGATGATGGGCGCCGCGCTGGGCCTGGACGACAGCGCGCTCGACCAGCTCTTCATCACCGCTGCAACGCTGTAATCCCAGCCGCTTCCCGCTGGCCTGCATCTCCCAACCCACTTCGGTGGGTTTTTTTACGTCCACCGAAAGGCATCAATGAGCATGGCCAAGATCACCCCGCAGGAAGTCGGCAGCTACGCCGGCGCCGCCGTCACCGTCGCCACTTCCATGACCCTGACGCAGTTCGGCGTCATCGTCGGCATCGCCACCGCGCTGCTGACGTTCCTACTGAATGCCTGGTACACGCACCAGCGCAATTCGCGCGAGAGCCGATTGGCCGAGCTCGAGTGCCACGAACGAGAGGTGCGCCTGGCGCAATTCCTCGCGCAGCTGCAGGCCCCCGAAGTAAAGCCATATTGCCCAACACAGGAAAAACCATGAACTTCATCCAAGACGCACGCGCGCAATTCCCGAAACTCTGGTCGGTACGCTTCGCGCTGCTGGCTGCCATCGCCTCGGCCATCGAGGCTGGCATGCACCTGTACGCCAGCGGCACCGCGCCCATCCTGGTGGTGGCAGCCGGCCTGACCTCGCTCGGCGCCGCGATCGCGCGCGTGGTGGCGCAACCGTCGGTGACCGGCAATGGCTGAGCGCGCAACCATCCAGCGGCGCGGCGGCCTGGCTGCGCTGGTTGGCGCAGTCGCTGCAGCCGGACTGCTCGCGTTCACGCCGCCGTTCGAGGACACCAAGCTCACAACCTATCGCGACATCGCGGGTGTGCTCACGTACTGCACCGGCGCGACCGAGAACGCAGCCTGGGGCAAGACGTACACGCCGGCGCAGTGCCGCGCGCAGCTCGACCGCGACCTTGAGCGGCACGCGTTTGGCATCGCCCAGTGCATTCCGCTCGCGCGCCTGACCGATGGCCAGAAGGTGGCCTTCGTCGACGTCGCCTACAACATCGGCGTGAGCGGCTTCTGCGGATCGAGCATGGCGCGGCGCACGAACGCGGGCGACATGGTAGGCGCCTGCAATGCGCTGATGGCCTGGAACAAGATCACTGTCCTGCGGCCGGTCATCGGTGAGGACGGCAAGCCGGTCAAGGATGCTCGCGGCAAGGTAGTGATGCGCAAGGGGCTCGAGGAAGTGCGCGGCCTCTCGCGCCGGCGCCAAGCCGAGCGCGAGCTGTGCTTGAAGGGGCTGCCATGATCCCGGTCCAGTACCGCGCGCTCGCCGCCGGCCTGGGCCTGCTGCTGGCGATGACGCTGGCCGGTGCCGCCGGCTGGTTCACAAACGGCTCGCGGCACGACGCCGAGATCGCCGAGCTGCAGCGCGCGCACGCGGAAACGATGCGCAGCCAGTCCGAGCTGGCGCTGACGACGCTGCAGGCCGACGCCGCGCGCATCACCACGGCGGCCACCGAGTTCGCCGCCATTCAATCCAACCTGGCGCCGCGCATGTCGGCGCTCACCAAGGAGCTGCGCAATGCACCGAAACTTCCTGCTGGCTGTGTGCCTGACCCTGTGCGGGTGCGCAACCTCGACGCCGCAATCGAAGCCGCCAACAAAAGCATCCCTCGATAGCGCGCTGGCTGCGCCGTGCCCTGCAGTCGAGCGGCCAGGCGCCGACGACTACGACGCGTGGCAGGCTTGGGCGATTGAGCTGCTGCGCCAATATGCGGAGTGCGCGGCGCGCCACGCAAAGACGGTGCAGGCCTGGCCGAAGTAGGGGCGCTGAAATGTGGTGATTGCCAAGGCGAATATCGCTGTCGAGTCAAATCAGCGACCGCTCGCCCTCTGGGCCGCCTCATGCATCGATGTGATTGCTTCCGCGTTTTGTTCTAGCCAGCGTTGATGGGCCTCCCGGCTCGCAGCCTGCTTGCGCTCTACCTCAAGATTGGCTGCGTAATCGACGAGGCGCTTTTCTTCCGCAATGATTTGATCGTTGCTCCAGCCAAGTTCGCATGCCTCGGCGTAGGCTCGAACTGAGAACTTGTCGGATCCTTCGTATTCGACGCTCATATCCTGCCATTTTGAATAAAACCGCACGGGCTGAGCATCTGACCTGCCATCAACTGATCCGCATATGACCTTTTTGTCAGCGCTGTAGGAAATGTCATGCAGCTCTCCGGGAAGACGCGAGCGCACAAACTGCTCTGCGGGAGGCACTTCTTTTGCGCAGCCAATCAGAATAGCCACCGCCGTAGAAAACATGATGAATCGCGTAATTACCATAGAGGTTGTGTGCAAGCCGTTGGTCTGAGAGAGGCCAATCGTAATCGGCGTATTGCATACATGTCAACAGCCGGGTAAATTTCCGCATATGGCTGACCTAAGACGGATGAGGCCTGGCCGAAGTAGGGCGCCGCCGTGCCGGTTGCAGTAGCACGCGAAGGGCCAGCGCGAGTGGCAACCCGGCCTGGCGCAGCGCTCTTGCGCCGGCGGCCGGGTCCAGCATCACAGCCTGGTCGACCCTGGCTTCAGTCGTCGTGTCGGTTCGATTGTCCATGCCCCGATGATGCGCGGCCCAGCGCCGCGCGACCCGATCGAGGTCAATCAGGCGCGGTGCTACACTGTATGTATGAACAGCAATCCCGCCATGCGCTTCAAGTCCGCGCTCACCAAGGACGAGCTGAAGACGATCCAAGATCGCAACCCGGATTCGCCTGACGTGCGCGCGCTGCTGTGGGAAGTGGCGCGGCTGCGCGCCGTCGCGTTACGGACGCGCGACTACTTCCGGCAGGGCTCGTCGTCTATGGCCTTGATCCTCGCCGACTCTCTGCGCACGATGCTGGAGGATGAGCCGGTAGTCCGAGAGCAGACGAAACTGTAGCTCAGGCTGTACTATTCAAACCTGCTAAAATCAATAGAAACAAGGGCTTGCATGGGTGCGGAGGGTGCCTTCATAGTACAGCGTCCATTGCGTAAGCTTTTGGTTTGAAAGGACAATTCGGAATTCCCTAGTTAGCTTCATAGCCTACCGGGGGTTCGAATCCCCCTCTCTCCGCCAAAAACACTAAAAAGCCCCTATGAAGGGGCTTTTTCAATTCCGCCTACCCCCATCTCTACCCACATGGCTAATTGAGCTGCTTTTTGACGCCTCGGCTCAAGCTCCCCTGCCACCGCACCAGCTCTTGCTCATCCCAGGCAACCGCGCGCGTGCCCAGCTGGATCGGCGCCGGGAACTTCCCCGCTTGATCCCTCCATAGATTGCGGTGCTCTGCATGCGAGCCGAGGGTCACGAACTGAGGGGCAGGTCACGACAGGAAGAGCATGTCTGACAAACTGACACGGACTGAACTGTAGCGTGCCATGTTCGTCGCCAAGGCAGAGCCTGTGTCTGTATGTCAGACCTGACCCTCGCTACCACGAAGTCCTAGAAAATTCGGCGCCCGCAGATAGGGTATGTGTCGTCAACTTTGGGGTTAAACCGCGTATCCTTATACGTGGTGGATCTCCTAAGAACACAGCCGTGCTTGACGTTGTATTGCAAGAACTACGGTCGGAATTTTAGCAGTAACTAGGGCGCGGCAGTTCCCCGAATTCTGTGAGGAAACGGCCATCCGGAGCCGGTCGTTGCGCAGTGGTAGCCATATATATAGTTTGGAGCGACAGCCTCCGCCCGCTACAATCTCAAACTTTGACTGGAAATGCCGTGAGGACTGTCGCCGCACTAAGCAAGCTGTGAGCGCAGATTTACTTATAAAATCGGCATTGTCTGGCTTACAATGAATTATCGCCATGTTATGCATGGTAGAAATGCAATGGATTTGGGGGCAATGATGAACGGAAAAATACTTCGACAGCTGATTAAAGCTGGCACCACTGGGGACTCAGCGGTGTTTCGTCGTGCGTCAGAGGCAATTATTGAGAACGAGAGGCAAAAGCAGCATCACTTGCTTGCCAACGACTTAGAGCGAATTCTATACGGGGATCACCAAAATGTGGATCCTGGGCGGGCAAACAAGCTGCCAACGTCGCCTGTTGATAAAGAGCGTGGCTTCCCGTTGCTCGATATTCGGCAGCCGCAACGCTCGCTAGAAGAGCTTATCGTTGGTGCTGCTAGTGTTGCTGCGGTTGACGACCTGCTGGAGGAGCACAGGCGTTCCGATTTGCTACGAAGTTACGGAATGAAAGAAGCGGGGAAAGTCCTACTTTATGGGCCGCCTGGGTGCGGTAAGACGTTGGCAGCTGAAGTCATTGCTTTTGAGCTTGATATGCCACTCGCGATTGTGCGCCTCGATGCATTGGTATCGTCCTTCTTGGGGCAAACGGCGGCTAACCTTCGACAGGTATTCGAATTCGTCGCCGGACACTCAATGGTTGTTTTGTTTGATGAGTTTGACGCTATTGGCAAGGAGCGTGACGACAGTAGTGAGCATGGCGAACTCCGTAGAGTCGTGAACGCTGTGTTGCAGATGATGGATGCTTATCAAGGCAAAAGCCTGATTTTGGCTGCGACTAATCATGAGCAAATTTTGGACAGCGCAATTTGGCGACGCTTCGATGACACCATCGAGTTCCTACTGCCAGGCCCGGCACAGATCGTTCAGCTTTTGCAACTGAAGCTGCGAGGAATCAGGCGGCAATTTGAACTGGATGACGCAGATGTGGTGGGGGGGTTTAAGGGAATGAGCGGAGCAGACATAGAACGAACTATACGGCGCGCTGTTAAACATATGATCCTGCGAAGCCAAGAGTTTTTGACTGTGAAAGATCTTAAAAGTGCCCTAGCGAGAGAAAGTCGGAGTAATATAAGGTAA